GGTCAATTATTAATCTTTCTTATGGGATTGATAATGGTTACTTATATAAGATTAGCTTAACCGTTAGATAGTTTTTACTTATATAAGATTAGCTTATCTGTTAGATAGTTTTTACTTATATAAGATTAGCTTAACCGTTAGATAGTTTTTACTTATATAAGATTAGCTTATCTGTTAGATAGTTTTTACTTATATAAGATTAGCTTAACCGTTAGATAGTTTTTACTTATATAAGTCTTGCTTATGGAATTGATAAGGCTACCTACCCACCTGCAATGAACTCCCCTACACATACCTGCAATGGACTAACCCTTGTCAACCCTTTTTGAGGTGGACAGTTTGGGAACTGTCCACTTTCTAAGCCCCTAGTTACGGGTTATTTAGTAATCCCCATAGTAACAATCACAGAATTTATTCTCACTTTCAGGGTCTGTCCAGTCTATAACTACATTCCCAGAGCTAAATTCTAAGTCGGCCATAAAGTCTGTAATTCCAGAATAATCACCAGCATTATCTATTATCCATTCTTTGACAACCCCCCTTACTTCATGGCCTGCTTTAACTTTTTCCTCAATTTCCATTAATTGATAGCTGTCTAGAGTAATTCCTAGACACTGTAATGGGTCATACCATCTGATTAAACTTTTAACTACTGTGTACTTCATTTTCGCTTTCCTCGTTGGTTTGTTTCGGTTTATGTTTCTATTATGGCATTGTTCCTAACCCTTGTCAACCCTTTTTGGAGTGGACAGTTTAGAAAGTGTCCACTGCCTGCTTTAAACTTTTTTCAAGAGTTAATGTATTAGGATAACTTATCAGGGTTATAATAGTTACTAATGGGTAGGGGTTAACTCTTGATTATTTTTTCTAGGCAGGTATAGCGTACCGTGTACGGTCTAGGCTTTCATGGGCATCGATAGTATTGTTTAACCAGACAGTAACGACTGTCCAGTGTAAGGGTGTTTTGGCAGACAACACCATAACCAAGTCTTTGGTGTTAGAGTATTGAAAACGGTAAACATATTGGGGAAATTCTCTGGTCAAGTTTAATTCTATCAACTTACCCCTTGAGGGGGTAATGACAGACGGTAAATCAATAGCACCGTCTTTGTTGGCCTCAAACAGTGCATGGTCGGTGTACCGCAGGCTACGTTTAGCTATAGGAAATTGGAAATCTTTAGGGAAACCTATCAAATAGTGGTAAATCATGGTTGGTACTTATCAGGTAGGGCTTGTTTTCTTTCATGTTACTACTATAGCAATATTTCTAGGGAATGTCAAGTAGGTCAATCATTAATATTTCTTATGGGATTGATAATGGTAACCTATATAAGATTAGCTTATCTGTTAGATAGTTTTTACTTATATAAGATTAGCTTATCAGAGTCGTCCATCTTTACCCACGCATAACCCGTATAGATATAGGTGAACCTACCCATTCACACACCTGCAATGGACTCCGTTATAAACCCGTATAGGTATAGGTGAACTAACCGTTACACGCACCTGCAATGAAAACCCTAACCCCGTTGGTTGGGTTAGGGGGTATTGCATGGGTTAATTAGGTATTGTCAAGCCCTAATTAATAAGGATTTCTTATAGTTGAATGATAAGAAATCCTTATAGGGGTTTGAGGTTAAAGCGCACGCAACTCTGTATCACTAACGGGGGAACCGTACCCCCTGATACTCCAGTTCATCCCGCTATATGTACGGATTCGAAAAATTTTTCCCGCATCATCAACATTAACCACCGCCTTTTCGGTAGAAGTTTCTCCCCAATTAAAGGTTAAATACCCATAATAGGGTTTTCCTATGTAGGAATTTAACCTTTCTAGATTTCTCCAGTTCTCTTGAATCTGTAGAGGAGAAATATGATTTTTCTCGAACTTTTCCCCTGAACAAATTTTTCTGGTTCTGGTTCCGCAAAAGTACCACCATCCATCTTTAACGGCTATTTCTGATAGTGGTTCCCACGATTTACATATAGGAGGCTGATAGGTTAAAACAGTGAAATGTTTTATCTCAGCTAAATTTAAATTGATTGTACTCATTCGATTTGTCCTCTTGTTTTAGTTTGAACTTGGTTAACCCAGCGAAGTGAGTGGGTTAACCCTTTGCTTATGTCTCCATTATGCCTTACTTTTTGGGATTTGTCAACCCTTTTTAAAGTGGACAGTTTAGAAAGTGTCCACTGTCTAAGCCAAGACTACCTCCCCATATTCTATAAACTGGAATACTTGTTCATTTACAGGGTCATTCCAGTTTACAATCACATTCCCTGTTTTTAACTCCAATTCTGCCATAAAGTCAACTAACTCAGATAAATCAGCATTATATTCTAACCATTCCTTTATTCCTTCTTTAACATCCCCCTTCTGTTCTATTTTTTCGTCAATATCCAATAGCTCACTACTGTCTATCGTTAACTCTTGACACTGAAAAAAGGATTTATCGTACCGGCCGTACCCAATTAATTTGATAGAGCTTTTAACGTACTTCATGGTTTTTGGTTCCTGTTTGTTTTGGTTTATGTTACTACTATAGCAATATTTCTAGGGAATGTCAAGTAGTTCAATCATTAATATTTCTTATGAGATTGATAATGGTAACTTATATAAGATTAGCTTATCAGAGTCGTCCATCTTTACCCACGCATAACCTGTATAGGTATAGGTGAACTCCCCTACACACACCTGCAATGAACTCCCTACTCACATACCTGCAATGAACTCCCTACTCACATACCTGCAATGAACTCCCTAATCCTATTGGTTGGGTTAGGGAGTATTGCAAGGGTTAATTATCCTTGATGTACACAGTAGTCAAAATCATATTCAAACAATAACAGATTGACTCGTCGGAAAAGAGAATCGTAACGGTCTGAACGAAGATGTAGGGAGTAGGATGTATGGTAGTATTGGTCTGGGTCTGGGTCTTCTGGGTCTTCACTGGAAAACCAATTGCTTAAGTCGTTAGAACTGTTAGCGACAATCCCTAAACTGTGCGCTAATTTGATTAGATTATCCAAGCCTATTTCCGATATTTCTTGCCAGTAATCCTCAGAAGAATAATCAGATTCGTAGTGAGTACCCTTGAAATAATACCCTTGTTCCAAATATCCCCAATCGAATGCTGACTCTGGTGTAACATACTGATAGACGATTCTAAATTGAGACATAATCGGTTTCCTTTTTGGTTGGTTGTTACTATTATAGCAGTTTTTTTCTAGACTGTCAAGGGTTAACTTGGTTAAATTTTGGTTAACCCTGAGTTGAGTTTAGTCTAAGGAATCTTCATCCTCATCTTCATCTTCATCCTGCTGGTCGGTTATTTCACGGGCTATTTCCTCACAGGCATACCAGACCTCTAACATATCAGCCCGTTTAAAATTTAAATCTTCCGTATGGGCTTAGATAGAACTCTGTAATATCCTCTTGGTTAGGTGGGAATGCCTCTACCCATTCACTTATAGCATCTATCAATAAATCTCGGTCGCCTGTCATTCGGGATAAATTCTGATAGAATACTTTGTCATCCCAGTAGAACAAGTGTACGTCTCCCAGTGGGTTTTCTAAGTCGGAAATTTCTAATCCATCTTCCGCTAGTAACTGCTCACAGGTTCGGATTTGAGCAAAGATTTCTTGTAATTCACTGGTTGACAGTGTTTCTAGATACGAGAGGTAAGTAAACATAATCGGTTTCCTTGTAATGTCACTATTACAGCAGTTTTTTTCGGGACTGTCAAGGGTTAACTTGGTTAAATTTTGGTTAACCCTGAGTTAAGGTTAGTCTAAGGAATCTTCATCTTCATCCTCATATTCATCTTCATCCTCATATTCATCTTCATCCTGCTGGTCGGTTATTTCACGGGCTATTTCCTCACAGGCATACCAGACCATGAGGTTATAAAACGAATCTAGACTTTCTAACATATCAGCCCGGCTAAAAGAGGAAATCATTTTAGCCACGTTGGTATAGCCCAATTGTTTCGCTTGTTCAACTGCATATTTCCAGATTGAAACCCCGTACTTTTCCCATAACTTAACACAGTCCGATGTATAGGATATATAGGGAAAACCCATGTCTGCTCCGTAACTTGCAATATCTTTAGCATACTCGTAAAGATTTTCCTCAAACCATTCTTTAAATTCTCTCATTTTTTTTTCCTCGTTGGTTGGTATGTGTCCATTATGGCATTTTTTCGGGGGTCTGTCAAGGGTTAACTTGGTTAAATTTTGGTTAACCCTTGATTAAGTTTTAGCACTTAAATGTTCCGTAGGGTGTTAAAAAGAACTCGGCAGAACCCTTTCGGTTAGGTGGAAATGCCTCTACCCAATCACTTATAGCATCTATCAAAAAATCTCGGTCGTCTTCCATTGTGGATAAATTCTGATAGAATATTTTTTCATCGTAGTACAAGTCGTCCCCCAGTGGGTTTTCTAAGTCGGAAATTTCTAATCCATCTTCTGCTAGTAATTGCTCACAAGTTAAGTTTTCAGCAAAGATTTCTTGTAATTTACTGGTTGACAGTGTTTCTAGATACCGGAGGTAAGTAGTCATAATCGGTTTCCTTTTTGGTTGGTTGTTACTATTATGGCATTGTTTAAGGGGTAAAGTCTAGTGGACAGTTAAGGAACTGTCACACTCCCTACTTAACTAGGTTAAGTTTATGCAGGTCTTTTATAGCCGTTTTGAAGCGGTGTGTCAAGGGCTAACCTGATTAAGTCTATGTGTGTTTTTCTGGTTTCTAGGAACTCCCGACGGTTTCGGGTTATTACCTTGAGTTGATAGCCGTATTGTTTTTCTAGGACTTCCTTATCCCAAGCATATTCATCGGGACTTGCCGGTACAGTATCGCTAATGACCCAATGGGGGTCACATGAACCATGCCCTCCTACATATACCCATGATAGACATTCATAAGGGTTATCCGTACTGACGATTTCTGGAAAAATGGCGATAATACTATTTGAGTATTTTACCCATTTACGGAAGATTACTTTTGTCGGGGAGTTGTCAGTAGTCATAATGTTTCCTCTTTGGTTGGTATGTTACTATTATGGCATTGTCTAAGGGTAAAGTCTAGTGGACAGTTAAGGAACTGTCACACTCCCTACTTAACTAGGTTGGATTGAGTTTAACTTAGTTGAACTCTATTCTAAGTAAATCCATCCACGAATGGCCATAGAGTCGCACTCACCAAAATTTTTTGAAGCTTCAGAAAGTCGGTCTAAGACCGCCTTATCACAACCTTTCTCATCCCAGAACCCAGAACCATAACGATTACGGTTTAGATAGAAGTTATGACCAACGTGGTCTTCGCTAAACCCAGACTCTAGAAAGATATTAATATCCTCTTGGTTTTCGCTTACGAATCGTTCTACATCATCCCGTGCGGACAGTAGTGATTTTTTGGTGAAACCGTGACCCATTTTAGGGAAATCCTCTCCATTTTCCCCCTGACAACACCATTCTGCGGCCGTTAAATAACCACTTATAAAGGGGGAAACATCATCAGGGACGTGGTTAGGGTTAAATTGGGGCATATTTTTGGCTCCTGTGCTTGGTTTTAAGGGTTTAAGTCTGTGTGTCAAGATTAAATTTCTTGCCAGAGTAGGTTTTTTTGCAATCATTACACTGGAACACGGAGTAAGGTTTTCCGTTTACATCCTTTTTAGTGGCTCGTTTCCGAACATTAAATGAACCGCAATGGGGGCATCGTTTTCCGACTAGGTATTCATAAAAACCTTTAGATTTTTTTAACCATTGTTCATCGGAAATAATTCCTTCTCCCCAATCTGATAAATCGGGCAAAATTTTGGACAGAATTGGTAATCTTGAATGAGTCATACGTTTTAATTGGTAAGGGTTAAATGGGGTTAGATTGGGTTAGGAAGATTCACTACTTGTCAAGGGTTAACTAGGTTAAATTTTGGTTAACCCTTGATTAAGGTTAGGACAGGGTTAATTCTAATTGGATACCGTCTTCCCAACGAGTAACATTAGTGCATCAAGTAAATCCGACCGTTGTGGTGTGCTTAAATCTTCAAATCCGAAACTACCATGTAAACCCTGATATACTTCACATATACTAACTGTTTCATCGTTTAGATAGTCTAAGAATGGATTTATGACCTTTAGTAAGTCTTCTGGGGATACCAATAGGTCTATTTCATGACGATACTTATAGGCTATTTTGTCCTCTAATTCTGGTAATATCTCCAAAATTTCCTTAGCACACTCCTTACATCCTGTCTCGTTCCAATATTCCATCCATTTTTCATTTAGTATTTCACCGTACACTTGTTCGTCTAGCAGGTAATAAACGGTCTTTGTCTTCTCAATAAGGTTGTCAATCTCTTCCACTAGGGGACTATCCTTTTTTAACAGGATGGCTGTAAACCGTCCGAAAAACCCACGAAAACTAGCTTCTATACAGTCCTCATTGTTAATAAAACGGGATAGCACTCGATAGTTCGCCATATCCATTAAATCCGACGCATCGGACTGTGAATAGACAACATAATATCCTTCGTAGTTTATGCCAAAGAAGTTATCTTGGCATAATTTCAGGTGTTTCGCTTTCATTTTTTCCTTCCTTGATTGGTTTAGATTGGTTTAGATTGGGTTAGATAGGGTTAGATTGGGTTAGATAGGGTTAGATAGGGTTAGATTGGGCTAGTAGGTATGAAATCCCTTGCTATCGAAGCAAAATAACTCCATATAAGTTCGAGAAATTTTAGAATGAACAAAAGCCTTAATCTTTATTTGATTTTCTGGCATCCAAGCTTCTAAAGTAGTATAATATGACTTTAAGAAGCTTTTTAGTTGTGCATTATTCTTGACTTCTAAATCAAAGCTTAATCGATTTTGAATCTCGCCAGTTGTACCCTTAATTAAGCGATTTTCAGAGTTGCGAACTTCAAAACAAATAACAAATTTTTCCGACATTTTGCCCTCTTTTGTGTTTCTACTGTTTACCGATAACTGATAACTGATGACTGATAATTAATCCTCTAATTCCCAATCTACATAATCGAGATTATCACGCCAGTCAAGCAGATTGGGCATCTCATTCTCATCCCCAAAACTAAGCGTGATAGCCGGGTAGATGTTTTCAAGCAATTCTAAGGCTTGTTTTTTGCTAGAAGCGGGCAAGGTTACTTCCAATTCAATGCGAAGTATTCCAGTAAATTCTTTAAGTTTTGTCATTGTTTCCTCGTTGGTATCCATTATGGCATTTTTCATCTGGTCTGTCAAGTCTTTTTGGAGTGGACAGTTTAGGAAGTGTCCACTGTCTAAGCCCTTAGTTACGGGTTATATTAGTAATCCCCGTAGAAATGCCATTTCCAGAATTTATACTTACTATCAGGGTCTGTCCAGTCTATAACTACATTCTCCGACTCAAATTCCAAGTCTGCCATAAAGTCAGTTGGAATTACATAAAAATCACTAGCATTATATATTAACCATGCTTTAACAACTTCCTTTACTTCATGTCCTTCTTTAACTTTTTCCTCAATTACCCTTAATTGATGGCTTTCTAGGGTAATTTCTTGACAATGTTCTTTATTGTACCATCTGATTAAGCTTTTAACTACTGTGGACTTCATTGGTTTCCTGTTTGTTTTGGTTTATGTGTCCATTATGGCATTTTTTACCTGTCCTGTCAACCTTTTTGGGGGTGGACAGTTTAGGAACTGTCCATTGTCTAAGCCCTTAGTTACGGGTTATATTAGTCTTCATCGGAGAAACAATCCCAGAATTTATATTCACTTTCAGGGTCTGTCCAGTCTATAACTACATTCTCCGACTCAAATTCCAAGTCTGCCATAAAGTCAGTTGGCATTCCCTGAAAATCCCCAGTATTATATAGTAACCATTCCTCTATTCCTTCTTTAACATCTCCATTCTGTTTTATTTTTTCCTCAATGCCATCTAATTGATAGCTGTCTAGGAAAATCTCTTGACACTGTTCTTGACCGTACCAACCGTACCCGATTAGTCTTACGAAGCTTTTAACTACTGTGTACTTCATTTTCGCTTTCCTCGTTGGTTTGTTTCGCTTTCCTCGTTGGTTTGTTTCGGTTTATGTGTCCATTATGGCATTTTTCCTAACCCTTGTCAACCTTTTTGGGAGTGGACAGTTTAGGAAGTGTCCACTAGGGGTTGAATTGGGGATAACTGTCTCTCAAACGGCCCCTGTACTCTTGACAGTATTCACTAAAGTCAAAACTGTTACTTCCCATATAGATTGTATGCACCAATTGAGTACCGTGCAAATGGTACACCCTGCGACTGAAAAATCCTACTCCCCGTTCTATATATCGGGGGAAAATTTCCCCATTGGGTTTAGGGAGATTACCTATAAATATTTTGCTCTCGTCCACTTGTTTGACTCCTGTTTTTCGGCTTATGTGTCTATTATGGCATTGTTCATCTGGTCTGTCAAGTCTTTTTGGAGTGGACAGTTTAGGAAGTGTCCACTAGGGGTTTTACTAGGGATACTTCACATTTATAGGGAATGTTATATTCCCATAACAGCCTATTCGTACCCGTCGTTTACTGAAATGTCGTTCACCCTTTTCTGCATAGAAAAGGAAGATTTCACCACTTCCAAATTTGTACACCCGTTTAGTGCAATGTCTTACACCTTGTTCTATATAGAACAGGTAGTTTCTACCTTTTCTATTCCCAATAAATACTTTGTTTTGATTGGTTCCCACTTGTTTGACTCCTGTTTTTATTTCGATGTCACTACTATAGCAGTGTTTTCTATGGTAGTGCAACCCCTAGTGGACACTTTGATAATTGGCACACTGGATAATATTCACCCCTCTTCCCTATGTTTAGTACAAGTGTACCAAAGGATGGGCTTCATCGGCTGACGTGAAAGCCTTATTTGTACTTGCAATTCATTTACCACAGGTTAAGATTTGGTTATGGTTGGCGGGAAAGCCTTATTCGTGCCTGCAATACTATTACACTTAACCCAGTCTTAACCTCTCTTAACCTCTCTTAACCCAGTCTTAACCCAGTCTTAACCCATCTTCCCTATGTCTAGTACAAGTGTACCAAAGGGTGGGCTTCATCGGCTGACGTGAGACTCAGATTTGTGCCTGCAATGTTTTTTACGCCCTAAACTCCCCTTTAACCCTTGGTCTAGTACACTTGTACTAGGGGTGGAAGAGGTGTACGCCCAAACTATATTGGACAAGATAATTATTCCTAGCTAGGATAGAAAATATGGCTTTAACTTTTGCCCCCCCAGTCCCCGCAAGTGGACATTATCAACTAGACCCTTTATATGTTAACTCTGGTGTTGACATCGTTCGTGCTTCTTACGGTTATGATTTGAATGGTACTGCTAATGCTGACCAATTACTTCAACGTCAAGCCATCATTGCTCTTTTAGAGTTTGCTATCGAAGATACCGCTTTCGTTAATGCTATTCAGGCAATTGCCGCTACTGTTGGTGTTACTACCCCTGCTTCCTTCGTTTCGGCGATGGTTACTAAATTAACTGCTTAATCCGCCCTAATCTGGGTCTGATTCAGCCTTACCAAGCCCCCCAGTCATGGGTGGGTATTTTTTTGTACCTATTCCCCTTATTGCAAGCATATTATTATTAAGTCCCAAACCCCTTTCCATAATGGTTTTTTTATTGCTTTTAGCTTCTTTAATGGTCTTTGCCATTACTATTGTAGCCATTGTTGGTTTACTGTTGGCTTACCGTCAACCTCCTGAACCTCAACGCTTTGATGATTTATCCGATTTCGATTTATTAGACCCTAGGGAATTTGCTGACCGTAATTAAACCGTCAACAACCACACATTTTTGTTGTGTTCTAATGGGTGATAAGGGGTCATCCTTTTGGGTGATGGGTGTGGATAACTTTAACCCCCTTGAACAGTACAAATGAACTAATATATAACTGTATAGTTATATAATTATATGGTCAAAAAGTGCTTTTTGTGTGGCTGAAATCAGCCCCTAACCCTAAACCTTCCTAATTTCGCCTCCAAAATGATGTATAATGATGTATATCAAACTCCTGGTCGGTATTGGTTTTCTCTGGTCAACCTAAAGGATTGTGAGACAATTATGAAAAAGAGTTATGGTGGATTTTACCATTATTTGGGGTTGAGGGGGAAAAAGAGTTATGGTGAATTTCACCATTATTATCTTAGGTGGAAAAAGAGTTATGGTAATTTTTACCATTATTATCTTGGGTTGGGGGGGGGTGGGGATTTGTTGAGAAATGTTTCTTCGGTTAAAGCTCTTTGAGTGTCTTATCATACCTAAGATTGGCTCAGGGTCAGCCTTTTAGACTATACGCCCAATCCAGAAATTGGATTCTAAAACTATTTATAGAGGGATATGAGAAAGAAAGACGTTAGAATGAGCAAAGAGGTCGTGGAACAAACCAAAAAATTGTTCCAAATCTATAAACTGGGAGGGGTGTCTGTTAGGACTTTAGCAGAACGGTTCGATATTCCCTGGACTACTTTAAGAGATAGATTTCGTTCCCAATATGGAAAACAGTATACCAAACATAGAGCAGATGAAGGGACTGTCCATGCTGTGATTAAAGAACATTTAAGTCGTCTAGAAGGTATTCACTTACGCAGGGCGGCTGAATGGTATCGGAAGAATCAAGCAGAACTCCTAATGCAAGCTCTTGAAGACCAAATGAATCCAGGGCAACGACCTAAAGTATATACCGAACGTCGTATGGATTCTGATACCAAAGCTATGTGTCGTTTGAACCATGATATAGGGTCTTCTCCTTATTTATCCGATGGTAGGTATGAACCTAAAATCGATGGTGAAGATTCAGACGAACCTTTACCCTCAGACTTTTGGGATTAATTGGGTCTAACGGGGTCTGACCCATCCTCAACCCTACCTGACCCATCCTGACCCCTTTGGAAGGGGTTTTTTATTGTCAACCCCCAGTCTGCCCCGGTTAAGCTGGGGGGTGGTTCAAATGTACTAGACAAAGATGAACTGGGGGGGTAGGGGGGGGTTCTCTTTTTTCAGGGCGACCCTTCCTATTCCATCCCCCCCAAGTTTGACAGGGCTTAACTGGGTTTGACCCCTAGACCCCCTTTTACCTTGGGTATGAGTATTTATACCTATCCCTAAAGACATAGTACGGGGTTTGACCCGACCAGACCCCGTTTAACCCCTTCAACCCAACCTGACCCAGTTAGCTAAGGGTGGAAGTGGGGGGGTTCTTGGGTTTTTTTATGGAGACCTCCTTGATTCCACTTGGTCGGATTGGGTTGAATCTGGTTTGACCCTGCCAGCCCCAGCCTAAGCCAACCAGCCCCAGCCATTCCTTACTAGGGGGGTAGGGGGGTTAGGTTGGTTTTTCTGGGCGACCCCCCTTATTTCATCCCTCCCAAGTTTAACAGGGCTTAACTGGGTTTGACCCCTAGACCCCCTTTTACCTTGGGTATGGGTATTTATACCTATTTCTAAAGACATAGTACGGGGTTTGACTCTGCCAGACCAGTCTTAGCCAACCAGCCCCAACTATTCTATACTAGGGGGGTAGGGGGGGTTAGGTTGGTTTTTATAACGGACAGTTATAACTCCGCCCCTGGTCTGACCTGTTTTAGCCTGGTTCAACCCCAGTTTAATACATTTGTACTATATAAATCCACAACTGGGGGGGTTCGAGGCATTTTTCACCCCCCTAGTTTCCCCTTTAGACTCAGATGAAACCCAGTCTGGCCATGTTCAACCCAGTCTGGTACAAGTGTACTACGGGTCTAACAAGTAGGGGGGTTACTTGAATCTGAAATTCTCTCCGAACCCCCCCCCCACTTGCCCCCTTAGACCCAGGTGAAACCCAGACAGGACAAGGTTTTCCAGGTTGCCCCCTGACTTCCCCTATTAGGACTTAATTGCCGTTGTTGATGATGGTTAGACCAAGTTTAAAAATCTGTCAAAAGTTCAGTGTTTTAAGGGTTGCAAAATATTCACGCCCAAGTTATAATAGGGGAAGAGTCCTGAGGTCAAATTATACTCTAGGACAAACATTTGACCTACCCATTTTTAGGAAATGTATAAATGGATACATTTTGGGACAAACTGGGGCTTAAGGGACACCAACATCGTCAAACCATTCCAGCACGGGGTTTGCGGGGGATTTGCCAAGTCGAAACTGGAGTAGATAGGGCTAACTGAAGAATTGATGTCCTAGGCATAAAAAACCAAAGCAACCCCCCCACTTGATGGGTTAAAACAGGGCTATGTCTTTAGAAATAGGTATAAATACTCATACCTTGAGCAGAAGGGTTAGTCGAAGGCAGTGCGGGGGGAATTAGGTCTCCCCCGTAGAAAAAACCTATCCACCCCCTACCTACCCAGTTGACGGGTTAACCTAGAAACTCTACGGGGTCGGGACTTCAGTAACAACTAGGGGGGTTATTTTAGGATTCAGACCCCTGTTAGTTTAGATACGCCCAAAGCAGAAAATGTAAACCCTAGTGTACAATTAAAGTGATATGACACCGGAAGAAATTAAACAAGTATTAGAGGAATCGCAACAGGCGTTTCTAAACCAACTACAAGGGGAATTGGGAACGCTAAAGGCAGGCATCTTAAGCGAGGTAGACCGAAAAAACAGTGGATTGGCGAGTAGTCTACAAAAATCCTGGGATAAAAAAACCACAAAAGCACCCGAACCTGAGCCAGAATTAGAAGTGGAAGTGGAGACACCCAAACAGAAACTAAGTCTTCAGGCTCTACAGAAACAGATTGAAGATTTGAAGGAACAGTCAAAGGAAAAAGACAGAAAAATCGTAGCCAAAGAACTAGAAAACATCTTAAACTCAACCATATCCAAATTTAAGCCCCTAGACTTAGGAATTGCGACCAAAGCCTTTAAGCTACAGTACGGGGATAACTTAGTTTACGAAGATGGTGTAGCCTTTGTCAAAAATGGGGATACTGTGGAAAGTGTGGATGAGGCGTTAGGAAAATTCCTAGAAACTGATTTCGGTAAAAGTCTGTTACCCCCGACATCCAAAGCTAGGGGTGCTGGGTTAAAACCCCAAAACAGTAGCCCTGCCCCCACAGAGGGGAAACGGGACATTCTGGAAGATTTGTTTATTGAAGATTAAGTTAAGGTTAAGAGGGTTCTGCTTTAGACCCCTCTCCCCTATCCCAAATTACCCCAAACGAGTCCATCATGGGTAGTCAGGCAGTATAGAGCCTCGACTACCTTAATTAGTTTTAAAGTCAGAAACGGGTTAAGTTCGGGTAGTTTAGAAAGAGCTAGTAGGTCACGAATGATACCATCAAAAGCATTGCAACGGATAACAGAAAGACTAACACAGATAGGGTTGTTATAGTCAGAAGAACCTAGTAGGGCAAGGCGTTCAGCCAATTCATAGGGGGCGGAGTCGAGACCAGAGATAAGGAAAGAAATATTGCAATGGGTCTCAAACTTTTCCAATTCCAACTGAAATATACGCATCTTAACACCTACCAATATTTAGACTTAGATTGAGCGTTATTGTCTAAGTACATATTTGTTTATAAACGCTCATATTTGTTTATGAACACTGATAACTGGTTTATGCTCGTTCCTTCTAGAATAGCCTCCTCCAAATTAGGGCTTCACCCCCATACCCTTAGAAAATATTTTGATGACGGTTTGATTAAGGGGATTAAAAACCCCGCAGGTCAACGATATTACGATGTTGAATCCTATTTAGCCGACCCTCTTGACAAACCCTCAGTTATCTGTTATGCTAGGGTTAGCTCAAGAAAACAGTCTGAAGATTTAAATAGACAGGTCGGTTTCTTGAAATCAGTCTACCCTCATTCGGAGGTCATTACAGATGTCGGTTCTGGACTTAACTTCAAAAGAAAAGGACTTCAAACCTTATTGGACAGATTATTCTCAGGAGATAAGTTCACTCTTGTTATCTCCCACAGAGATAGACTCTGCCGATTTGGATTTGAATTGTTCCAATACCTTGTTCTCAAGAACGGTGGAACAATCGTGGTTCTCAACAACACTGAAACAAGTCCCGAACAAGAACTTACCCAAGACTTACTATCAATCCTCCATATTTTCAGTTGCAGAGTCTACGGGCTTAGGAAATACAGCAAAAATATCAAGGAAGATAAGACTTTACCCCGACAGAACCCAACAGAACCTACTGAATGAGCTAATCTCCCAATATCGGTTTATCTACAACAAAACAGTAGATTTGCTGAAAAACGGTAAAATTGGGGCTAATTGTGATTTAAAGACTAAGAAAGAAAGAAAAGGTTTGTCAAGCTATGACATCCGTGACACATTCTTTCAATTTTGGTTGGAGAAACACACTTGGTTAACCAATTGCATAAACATAAATACAGTAAAGGAGGCTATCACCGAAGCTATCAATGCCCAACAAGTAGGGTTTGCCCAATTAAAAGCGGGGTTAGTTGAAAGGTTTGAGTTAAAATTCAAATCTAGAAAAAAGCCCCGACAAACTATCAACCTAAAAAAGGAAATACTCTCAGCTAAGGGAGTGTTAGCCCCCCGAAACCTAAAACTAGAAACCCCCCTAAAATCAGACACAAGGGGTAGTTTTGATGGTCTAACCCTCACAACTACTGGGGGATTGTTCTACCTAATTTATACTGAAGATATTGCTAATAATCCAGAAGTCGAAAACCAAGACCTAAAGATTGTAGCATTAGACCCTGGTGTTAGAACTTTCCAAACTATTTTTTCGTCTAATGGAGTTTTTGGTAAATTTGGTGAAGAAGCCCTGAAGAGATTGGCTAAACTCTGTCATAAAGCAGACAAAATCCAATCTAAAATAGCTAAAACCAAAAACCAAAGTCGGATTGATTATCTAAGAATGTGGCAACAACGAACCACATTAAAGGTAAGAAATCTGAGGAAAGAACTCCACCACAAAATTAGCAGATTTTTAGTAGATAACTTTGATGTAATCCTTCTACCCTGCTTTAACACCAGTGAAATGGTCAAAAAGAAAGGCAGAAAAATCAATAAATCTACTACCCGTTCGATGTTAAATTTTGGACATTATGAGTTTAAGGAATTATTAAAGTTCAAAGCCAATAAATTTGGTAAAAAACTAATAATAGTTTCTGAGGCTTATACCTCCAAAACCGTATCATGGACAGGGGAAATAATAGCTAATCTAGGTGGGAGGAAAGTAATCAAATCTCAGAGTAACGAAAGTTTAGACAGAGATTTAAATGGAGCCAGAGGAATCCTAATAAAATTCTTAACTGAGCTACCCCAATAGGGAGTTACTACCCTTACATATTAACGAATGTTAATGTTTTAGTAACCGGATTTAAAGATGATACGCCCATTTCCTATTATAGAGGTGACTACGGCCTATTGAACAGTAGAAACCCTGTGTGGGATAAAACACAAAAGAATCTACTGAAAATAATAGGAAAATTAGAAAATGGCAAAGCTTAATTTAGCAGTAGTCAACACGATTTTTTCGGAATTGTTGACCAAAGAGGTAAACCGTGAAGCAACCTTCTTGTCGTTGCTGTCGAAGTTACCCGAACGTAAGTCCAATATCCAGTGGTCTGTAGGAGTTGGTGGAACGCAAGCAACGGGAGTAGCAATTACTGGTTCAGCACCTGCGGCCAGCCAAGACGTAACTATTCCGGCACAGTTACCCATCAATAGTTCTTCGTTACAATCTACTTTCACCTTGAACTTGAAAGAGATTGAGGAAGCTAAAGAAATGGTTTCCAATGCAGAATTACGTCAGTTGCTGTCTGCACAAATGCGTAATGCAGTAGACGAACAAGCTACTACCTTAAACCGTAAATTATACAATGGAACTGGTGCGATTTCTGATGGAGGAATCATCGGTCTATCCATTGCGGCTGGTACTGGAGATTATGCGGGTATTCCTTCAGCGACCTACCCTTTATGGCAAGGACAGGTCGTAGATTGCTGGGATGCTGGAGCGGCCGCAACCGACAAACGCCAAGCCTTAAAAACCGACTTTATGCTGGAATTAGACCGTAAAATCCGCTACCGTCCTGGTCGGTATGACCTAATCCTAACTACCCCTAAAGTCGTTGAACAATACAAGAAAGTCTTTGAAGCCAATCGTAGCTTCCAAATCATGACTTTTGACGGCAACCGAGTTCCTTTGGTGGACTTAGGATTCAACGTGGCTGGTTACATGGGAACCCCAATCATCGATGATGTGTATTGTAACCGTACCCGTACTGCGGCTGAATCTGCCATTACCACTGCTCTCGGTACTGATGTTGACGAAGGTGTAATGTATTTCTTACGTCGTGAAGACTTAACGTTCTATTCCGCACCCGTACAGAACTCGTTTTCGGCTAATGGTGTTTATACCTTAATGCGCCAACTGGCTCAAACTAGCTTGTATGTGGACAACTTCGTAGTTGGTTGTATTGCCCAGTTGCAATTAGCCACTCGGAAAAACGTTGGAGTTATCCGTAATATTAAAGTCGCCTAAGACTTATTAAACCCTAAATCACCCCTTTAACTGGGGGTGGTTTTTTGTCCTTACCCCACGCCTAAGTGTACGGCTATCTATACGAGGAAACGGTTGGCAATCCAGTGAAAATCGTGCTATGATGGAGAGGTACAACCATTATAGGTGAAAAATGTCAATCGTACCTATTAATCAGCAAGAATTATTGGCTTTTCTGAAACAGGATGCCAGCGAACAAGGCACTTTATCTATTCGTGGCGTGGCAAGAATGGCAGGAGTTGACCACAAAGCAATTATTAATGGTGGGGAGTTCGCCTCTGCTCGACTAGCTGAAAAGCTCACAACGCAAGGCTTTCAGGTTTTTGAGGCTGGGGAGTTACTGGCGGGTAGATTTCCCCCTCAAGCTGTGATACTCCGTCAGGGAAATTGTCCCAAAAGCTTAAAGGACAGGGATTCACTCCGTCAGGGTTCTATTTAGACCCACCCCTATTTTTTTTCTTAACAGTCTTAACAAAACTTAACATATCTTAACAAAACTTAACACTGGTGAAACAATAACGCTCAAACTAAATAAAACACCTGCCAAGAGATAAAAATGCTGTTCACACCAGATGAAATATCTAGAATTAAAATAGCACTTGGGTATGAAGAATTTCCTAAGTATGAAGCTGATGTGCAGTTCATGCTAGAAGTGATTGAAGACCAAGTGCGCTATGAAAGAATCTTATTTTTACTGGACAAAGTGGAAGAAATAGATAGTAAAATACAACAATATGTAGAGAAACTCTATGTAGAACAGGTAGAGGGTATAACTTTGAACTATGAAAAAGTGGTACTGGGATTGAAAAAAGAAGGTCTGCGGAGACTAAAAGAATTGTCTTGGCACACCAACTTAGATATAAGAAACTCCCCGTTCAAAGGGGGAGAGTCAGGGTTTAGCTTTGTCGCCTATTGAGAAAAGGGAGGTAGTTTACAGGTTTCTGTTGTTTCGATTAGGAACTGGAGTTGCTTGGCTTTCATCAAGACATCAGAGTAGTCTACCCCATCTTGAATATGCCAAGACCAATATTTTAGGTCATCCATGGCTTCTTCCAATTCCAATCGGGTAGCGATTTCTGCTTGACGTGCCATGTCTTTGTCTTCTGGGGGTAGAAATTGTACAGTACCGCCTTTGAAGGGGGGATTCTCGGTAATTAACCAAATTACTTGAGGTACGATACCTGTTTTTATTTTAGTCCAAGCAAGGTAGTACTTTCCTCGGCAAAAAACAACTGCCATATCCCCATTTTGCTTTAACTCAGTCACTTCAAAAATCGCCCCCCCACAAGGTTCTCCCTCAAAACAATCTTGACCCCGTAGGATGAAGACATCGCCTAATTCGAGAAATCCCTTAGTCATATAAACTCCTTGTTAGTTGTGTTCAGTTTAACAGACTACAATACCGTTGTCAACCCTGGGATGAGGTGAAAAGACAACCCCATCCTTCAGAATCTTTGATGTGCTGTTCTAACCAGTGGTCGAGCAAATCCTTTGCCTCATCCGTTTCCGTCTCAGCCAGAGTAGTCAGGATGTCAAGGTTTTTAATGAAAGTCCTAGTTTTCCGTGGTCAAAGGGACGGGTTTTGCTCCTAAAGATGAGTATCTTGGTCAGAATCAAAAAAGTCCTTTGCTTCTAAATCAGAGTTAAATGGCATAACCCAATGGGTAGTTACTTGGCGAATTTGAGTCCCATTAAGAATCCTGGTATCTTTTTCCATAGCAGAGTCACCAGACTCACCTGTAAAAAGTTTACGGGCAGGAACCCAACCAATAAACCCGCCACACATCACAGATGCGTTGATGGCTACGGCAGTATGCTCTAAAGCTGACCAATGCTTTGAGCTAACTAAACGTATAAATAGTTTAACGTCTTTTTCCACATCCATATTCCCTTCGTGGTTGAGGTAAGACACTCTCGCACAACGAGAGGCTGACAGAGCAATGAGTAAAAGAGTATTACCTTTGTACAGTTCTCTTTCCTCATGGGTTACATAGGGCAGATGTAAACCACCATCTGATATGCTATAAGCAGAACATTTTTGGTAAGCCTCAAGCATCAAGAGGGCTACCTTTCTAATCTCTGGCTGGGCTTTTTCGGAAGTACGAAGTTCAAAAAAGTTGAACCATTGAGTGCCGGTCAGCACTACCTCTACCATTTGAAAAGGCTCAGTAAGTCGGTTCACTATTTCTTTATGAACCCCAAGCAGGTTCAATAAATTAGCCCAAAACCGTTGGGAGTGCATGGAGCAGAACCATACAAGGTCAGCTAATTTAGCCTTTAGACCCGACAGGGGTTTACCAGCTTGCATTCCTGACTTATTCGTACCCCATTGGTCAGGGTGATAGAAATTCTCTACTAATTTTCGGTCTTTTTTCTTAATCGGAACAGCCCGATTCGACTCGGTATTAGAGGACAAAATACGGTGTTTATTGAGTTGAGCTAGGACAAATCGGGGAATCCTGATTTGAAAAGTGGTTATAGTGTCGCCTGTGGAATTGACACTTTGTTCGATGATTTTAGCGTGGTATTGGGTAGGTTTCAAGAATTTGCTCCTAATTTCTTAATTTTTCTGACTTCTGACTTATAAGTTCGCAGGGTAAGACCCAGAGTTTTAGCTATTACCTCTTGGGTAAGACCCATTAGACGTTTGCGGACAATTTGCTTTTGGAGGGGGGTGAGTTTTGACCAGAAGAGGTTCAGGGTCATTTGGTATTCAGTGGAATCGACTAGGGATGCCATATTGTCTAGGGAAAAATCTCGAAGTTGGCATTCCATGACAGAGGTTTTGTGCCGAATAAGGCGGAACCTTTTGCGAATATCCAACCAGCAATAGCTGGTGAGCGTTCCTTTGTTAGGGTTCCAAGTCTTAAGTTTTTCCAGGACTAGGCAAAGACCTTCCTGAAAGTAATCTTCGCCCCATACTGCTGTATCTCTCATAGCCCGACGGATAGCGGGGATTTGGGATTTAACCAAATTTAGTTTAGACGTTTCACAGGCTTGTTGTTCGATGGTTAGATGACAGTATTCCATGACAGAGGTTTTTAATTTTAGACGGCTTAACTCCACTCCACGAGCTAACTGCCCGCTTTACCCTAGTTAAAGGGGGTTTAACCCTAATTGATTAAGCTTGGTTCTCACTTAACCAGTTTTTGTTGGGTTAAACCCAGTATAACAGAGAGTAGATTAGATGTCAAGGGGTTTGAGAAAAAACCTTTAGACTTTACCTTAGTAGAAAACTACCGTAAATGTTAATAAATATCAACAAAGGTGGGTCTAAAGCAGAACCTTTATTTAGGGTAAGACTTTAGGACGTACAAAATAATGGCTTCTTGTTTCTCGTAGGACAGTTTAGACAGGACTACCTCCCCTAATTTTATTAACCTTGCCTCCTCCTCAACACGGTCTACATACTCTGAGACAGTATCAAACTCAGCTTCTGTGGAATCAAGGTATAGAATGTAGGTTTCCTTCCCCAGATTCTGATGGTGTACATGGAGAGAAAGACCACGGGATAAATTGTACACAATTATTGCATCCAAGCCTGCTTTAGTAGCTCTCTCAATAATATTAAGGAAACACCCTAAATTGGGAGAAGAATTATTGTCTACAGAAGAATTATTAGACATCTCAGATAAGTACCTTTAGTTGGTTGAATCCAGTATAGCAGGGTTATCTAGGGTTTGTCAAGGGGTTTGAGAAAAATCGCCCAAAGCTAAGTTAGACCCCGCTTGGAGTATAACTGAGGATGCCAGAACAGCAAGGATACAATGTATCGTCACTATTTGTTTCGATAGGATTAGATACAAGTCCAGCAGAAAGAACCTTAAACCAATTTGAGAACTTATTGCAAAGTTCTGTAAATCGGTTAATCTTCACATTTACAGAAGACGTATCGCAAAGATTCGCCAGAAGTTTTGAAGGTCTAGGTCGTGGCATTGGTAACTCTGTCCAAAGAAGTCTGAACGAGGCTATGGGGCAAACCAAGAGAATTGAGAAAGAAGCCACAGAATCTTTAGGAAATATAAATAAAGCGGCAGAAAAGGGTCTAAGAGATGTAGCAACCACTACAACTGCGGCATTAGGACAAGTAAACCAGGCCTTAAAGGATGTAGAATTAAACACCAAAAGGTCTTTAGAGAATACCCAACAACAGGTACAAGCCCAATTAAACCAGATAAAGAATTTAGCATCTGCATCTACAGATGCTAAGGACAAAGCTGTAGGGAAAGCGGCTGAAACATTAGCGAAACAACTATCTGCGATGGATTTCTCGCAAATAGAGAGAGGGTTACAAAAAGTCCAGTTAAAGGCATTAAGTGTGGGGTCAACACTAGCCAATAATTTAGCTGACATCAGAAATAATTTGTCCAAACCTGCGGAAGAAATTGAGAAGGCACTAGAAAGCTCCTTAAAGAAAACCCAAGAAGCAGTAAACATAGCAGATAAAGCACTGGGAGAGTCCGGAAAGAAATTTGCTGAGAGAGTAGGAGAAGCATACAACCAAGCATCAGAAATATTAGCCAAAGAAGGAGTGGATTCAGCACAAAAGGCAGTAAACAATCTGTCTAAAGGTGTAGAATCTGCCATAAAAGACTACGAAAGAACAGTAGAAGGTACGGCTAACGAATTATCCAAAAAGGCTCAACAGTTACAAGTCTTGGGTACAACTGCGGCGATGGCTGAAGCCGAAAGACTTTATTCTTTAGCCAATAGTGTTCGTTCAACGTCAGTGAACACCATAGCATCAGTGAGAGAAAGTGCTACCCAAGCAACCCAAAGCATATCCAAAGAAATGGGTAAAGCGGGGGGTGAAGCGGGGTCTGCATTCGGAGGTGGATTTGGAGCGGCTTTAGGGGGAGTCGTGGGTGGCCCGGTGGGAAGTCTTCTAGGGGCGGCAATAGCAGAAGCCCTGGCCAACGGACTTCAGTTAGCTTTAAACTCCAGAATGGAGGTCATTAAAGCTACTCTCGGCAGTTATATGAACACGGTAGCCCGTGGGATGATGAACTTTGCCGAAGAAGAAAGGCGTATAAACATGGGTTTATATGTTACGGGGAAAAGGGAAGGCTTTGGACAAGATAGTGAGGAATTTAACACAAAATCTAAGGACGTACAGAGGGCAGTTACCTTGACTGCATCTGACCTGTCTTATGGACGGGTAGAAATTGCGGAACTATTCAAACAATTGGTAAAAGCCGGGTTTAATTATAATGAGATTATAGGTGGAACAACCCCCGAAGAAATGAGACGGGGGGCATTGTATCAAACTGCTGGTTTAGGGGAAGCAGTAGAGTTACCAGGAGACCAATTAGATGAAACCAGCATCTTAGTAAAGCAATTTAAAATGGCATTCCCTGAAAATAGTATAAAAACTATTGTTAGAGAAATCGCCGCATTGGGACTGTCCACTCCTGCCCAATTTGATAGATTTAAATATGCAACTCAGGATTCGCTATCTGCGGCGGCCGTAGCTGGAATCCCGATGAGAGATGTGATGCAAGGGTTTGCAACGATGTTTAACTTAAGTACCCCTGAAGTAGCGGGTACAATGTTAAAAACCATCTACAACGGTATAAGTGGGGGTAATGTAAACCGCCAGATGTACGGGGTAGTGTCCAAGTATTATCAGGGAGAGGATGGGCAAGGAGATTTACTAACAGCATTAAGAAATCCTGGAGACTTTGCCGCAGAATTTGCTAGATTAGACACTGTGATGGATTCAATCCTGAAAAAGGGTGAGGCAGTGGGAATTGCGGGGATGGAGAATGTAACAGGAGACTATTACAAAAGTCTAGGGTTACAAGAACAAGCAGATATGAGGGCTAGAGGGGTATCTAATCTGTTCGGTGGTGGAGACACCTTCCAAATTGGTTATAGAAACTTAACTCTTGAAGGACGTGAAAAAGCAGAAGAACAAAAACGAGAGTTTGCCAACTTTAATAATGAGAAAGACGGGGAATTACTACCCGACTTCATTCGACTGCGCCAAAAGGGATTAAAGGGGGCAATGGAGTTAATCGAATCCACCAAAGAAAACGTGGAATCGTTTGCCGCTAAATTGGCTCCTGGTTTTACTCAAATGGTGCTATTTTTCAACAAAGTAGCCAACGAGTTAACTGCTGGTATGGAGAAGTTTTCCGGGCCACTGGAAAGAATATCTGAAAAATTAGGCGAAGTATTTGGCAATCTATCAGAGAATAAACTCATTGATAAATTTGTGGATGGAATTTCCAGTACAATGGGTAATGTTGGTAGAATCTTTGAGAACTGGTTAAACTCAGCAATAGAATTTGTATCTAAAGGGGAAAACGTAGATACAGTATTTTTAAATCTTAACAATCTGTTATCGGATTTTGCGGGGTTAATGCAAAACCTAGCAGTAGCATTTAAGTCATTTCTACCTTTGATAAACGAAGCCACTGGTGCATTATCTAAAGCGGGGGTAGAGTCCGAAGTAAGACAAGTTTCAGAAGAACTAAAAATCAGGGGAGTAGGAGAGGTTAGTGAAAGAGTATTTAACTATGGGAGTCAAGTAGGCAATGTAGAGGGAATTAAAATTACAAACTCCGAGGCACTAGGGACAGTATCGGAGGAAGAAGCTAAACAAATAGCAAAGTCCATTAAGGGTAAAAGCTCTACTGCCACACAAAGTTATATAAGAACTGGGAGAGAACGGTCTCATGCTGGAATGTTTGGGGCAGTAACAGCCCCAGAAAGTTTTGCGGATGTGGATGAATCTACCAGTGTTGGGTTAATCCAACAAGGAATGAAAAGGGTAGAAGCTAACGGTAGAATCTACTATATAACCGGAGGTACAGGGGAGGGTCAGAGTCAGTTTTACGAATTAATAGATGGGGATTTTAGAAAGGCCACAGGAACAATCGACTCAGACCCTAAAACCCGTGAAAATCTTATAGAAACTCTAATGCCTAGGGAGGGGAATAATCCCCCCCCAATGGATTTATCAACGGCTGGTATGGGGTCATTCCTAAATCCTAAAATACTGGCAGAAATCGCTAAGGAAAATGGGAATCTTAAAAACCGTCAAGCCGCCACATTAGAAGCCCAACAATCAAGAGTCCGGGACTTATTTGGTAATAATGCAGTTTTTGATGAGAAAACAGGGAAAGTAAGAGAACAAGATAGTGAGGGTAACAGAGCAGATTTATCTTCGGGTAGTTTCGGTACAGAGGCATTATCCAAAACCCCTGAACGTCTGAATGCCTTAATTCGTACTGGGGCAGGTCTAGAGGGAAGTTCTGCGGAGCAAGCCCTAAGAGAAACGGCAAGCAGAAGCAAAATTACCAATCTACAAACAATTACTGGTCTATCTTCTGGTAAAACCAAAGGTAAAGAGGGGGAAGCCTTCTTATTAAGTCAAGCAGATGTCTTAGAAACGGTAAGGAGAAATGAGAAAGAAGGGGCTGACATAGCCAAAACTGCTTCAGAGTTAACACAAGACACAACCAAAGAATTAGAGGAAGCCCTACGGAAAAAGGGACAATTAAAACCTGCGTGGGATAGAATTAAGAAACAGATTGAGTCTGGGGAAATTGTAGGGGACAGCACAACGTTCCTAGAACAATTTATCACAAAAGCCCGTGAAAAGGTAAGCGACAATAAAACCCCGTTTGCCGAAAGAAATGCAATGAATGAGAATTTAATTGCATTGACTAAAGATTTAAACACGGATAAACCAAAACCTTTAGAAAAACCTGGGGCAGTAAAAGAAGGTGTTCCTGCTGACCTAGAAAAGTACCGTCGTCTTATTGACGATATGAACCGGAGCAGAATTGAGCAAGAAAACCAGATTCTCCAACTAAGGCAAAAATCTTTAGAATTGGAGCGTCAATCTTTTGTGTTGGCTACGGCATTTAAAGGACAAGTAAATGCTAATTTGGAGCAATTCTTTGGTATCTTAAGTCAGGCAGAAAATACCCTGTTAGGGAATCAGACAAAACTAAGACAAATAGACCAATTCTTTGTTGACCGTCGGAACAACCTTGCTAATCAGTTTAAAGATGTAAACCCGCAGGTAGGTGGGGGCATCCAGGACAACTATGAGGGTACGGGGCAACCAGTATTTGTACCTAAAGCATCCCCTGATAAAAATGTTAATGCACTATCTAAAGACTTGATAAAAGGGCAATTAGATGCTATCAAAGAGAAACAGAATGAAAGGGCTGAGATTGCTAAACAGAATGAGCTAATTCAGCGTAATCTTACCCAACAAATAAGAAATGCTGTAGCCCAAACGTTCCAACAAGCCACAAACACAGCAACTGGGTTAGCCTCATCTTTCGGGGGTAACAGTGAGTTTATGGTAAAAACCACTCAACTCTTTGATGGGGTAAGAACTCAAGGGGTACAATTAGCTCAACAAATACAAGCCTTAAAAGTTATTCAACAGACAAATCCTAGTGGTTTTGGGGCGCAGGATGCTAAAGCCCTCTCAGGATTAGAAGGTGTATTTAAGCAAATTCCCAGGATGCTGAAGGAAGCGTTAGGAGACGCACTTGCTTCCCTACTCCGTCAGGTAAATACTTTCTTCCAAGACCTATCAGAACGGTCTAGACAAAGAAGTAATGAATTGATGGGTATGGTGATGCCTGGTGGAGCTTCTTCGGGTTTATTGACGATTGTGGGGGACTTACAAAATAGTCTGTTCAAAAATCAACAAGAGAGTTTAGAACTACAACAAGAATCTTCACAGATAAGAAGACAAGTAGAGCTAAACCGTTCACTGGGGGCTGTGTTCCCTGACCAATTCTTTGCCCAAAAAGTATCGATGGGTGAGGCATCTATAGGTGTGAATGATGCAAAAAGAGGGGGGTTAGAGTTAGAAGCTAAAAATCTCCTAGAGACTTCCAAAATTAAAGCCAATATAACCTACTTCAACAGCTTTATTGAGTTATTTCAAGGAGCTAGAGGTCTTAGCAGAGGATTCAGTAGTGTCTCAGATGCTGTAACAGAAGTAGAGCAAAGACGAGAAGCAATTACTAAATCTATCTTCGACTTAGAAACTCAAATACAGTTAATGGAATCTCAACTTGAGACCATGAATAGTGTATTTGGTTCCCTGAGTTTAGTTGACCGTGAGAGACTAGAAGAAGGTAAGAAATATTTAGAGCAACAAAAACAAGCCACAATAGCCCTTCAAAAAATCAATGATGCACTAAGAGGGGAATTAGGGAAATTGGCAATAGCTAAAGTCCAAGAGGATGCCAGGGGTAATGCTCAAAGTGCATTGATGGAATCTAATTCTGCCCGGTCACAAATTCTCGGATTGTCGGATTCCAGGTCTACTCGTAGGGAAGCCGCTTCTATAGATTTAGAAAATTCCCGTATTGATGCAATAAAAAGAGTAACAGAAGCTACTCTCAAAAGTGCTGAAGAAAGAGCTAATATAGTTGCAGAATTAGCCAACATGGACTCAAATGCGGCTAAGGGTATGTATAACACACCTGAAGCTCAAGCGGAAATAGCTAGAAAATATGTTGAGTACCAATCTCGACTCATAGCAATAGACAATGAAGTTGGGAATGCCCGTGTGATGGCGTACAACAACTTAAAAGTCCAAGTTGAAAAATCTGTCTTAGAGTTGGATGAAGGCTATCGTGCAAACGTTCAAATAGCCAATACTGTTGATGGGGCTTTCTCCAATCTTTATGATATTCTCACCGACTCCAGTAAATCTTTTGCTGATAGAATGAGAGATTTTTCCCAGAGTTTAATCAAAGACTTTGGACGGATAGGTTGGGAACAATTGAAGGATGTGATTGTATCCCCCTTCAAGGATATGCTAACTAAAAGAGACACATCTGGGATATTAAACCCAAGTATGCCTGATTTTAGTAGGGTGGGGGCTAATTTAAACTTCCAGTCCGCCGCAATGTCCAACCCTGACGACCCGAAATCGAAGGAAAAACTCAGAGAGCAAATTTTAGCTGTAGATGCCCAACAACAAACAGCATTAAAAGAGTTAAACGAGAGAATGCGTCGTCAAATAGTTTCCTCTGCCAACATAGATGATGCGGGCAAAGCGGCTTCTACGATGTATTCAACTTTGGCCAAGGAAATTGCGAACAACACTAAGGACGCTGAATTATCTAAATTAATCTCAATAGGTTCTGCGAATGGTCAAGAAGGTATGGCAACAAATATTGCCTTACAAACTTCCATTCAAGAAAACATCAAAAACACGCTGTTGCAAAGTCAGACTACACTGAAAGAGATTTTAGTTAAGTTAAGCTCTAATACTGTACAAAACCCAACAGCTAATCCTCAATATTCTTCAACCGCTAACACCCAGTATCCTGGTAACTTTGGTGCTGAGATTCTACCCCAGCCTCCTAACGTAAAACCCGGTACAAAGCCTCAAACTGGCTCCCAGTCTAATGTTTTACCTGCTCCCCCCAGTGTTGGGCAAACTCCGGTTAAACCCCAACCTAAACCTAAACCAGTTGTCAATGAACAAGCAGTAGATTACCAATTGAATAACAACCCTGCCAACGCAGAGTTTAATCGTTTGTTCAAAGAGAGAAAGAGACAAGGATTGACAGGGGGAACCCTAGAGAGAACTGGGAAACCAGAAGTACCACAACCGCTTAAGGATGAGGACACCCGGAGGATTCTGGATGACCAGTTAAGAAGGGGGATGTTTGAAAATGAGAAGAATCGCACTCGTAGAAATCTACAGAATCAGTTAAGAAGTTCTACTCCTAATGAAACTCTTGTTTCAGGGTTAATGGGGGATATACCGGTAGATTGGTTTGGGGCTTCAACCCCCACTTCTAACTTCCAATCCCTAACTAATCTCCAAATGGGTACAGGATTAGACCGACTTATCCTTGACAATCTTCAAACGGGTTCAGGATTAAACCCTGGCAATTTCTTAATGGGTTTAGGGCTACAACAAGGGCAAGGGCAAGGATTTGGTGCTACCCCAGCTTTCTCATTGGAAAATTTAGATATGCTCAGTGTCGCCCCCCAACAAGGGGGTGGAGGTTGGTTATCTAAACTTCTAGGGGGAATGGGGGGTATGAACTGGATGAGCATGGGTATGATGGCATTACCCTTTATCATGTCCCTATTTAATTCTGGGAAGCGTAAAAGATATAACTCCGGGGGGGTTGTACCCGGTGCTGGTACTACCGATACTGTACCTGCCATGTTAACTCCTGGTGAGGGGATTTTAACCAACGCTGGTATGTCCAGAATTGGTGGTGAGAAAAATCTTTATGCCTTGAACTCTGGCAGTCTGAAAATGGGGGCGATTCAACCCCCCAAAAACTTAGGGATGCCCAATCTACCGACCGCAGAAGCCAACAAGAGTAAGAGTGCAATACCCGTTCCAGTTAAAACGGATGCTGAAAAAACGATAGCCCAATATATGGGTGGTAATGAGGAATACAGCTTACCACCAATTGAACTGTCGTACACCAGCACTACCATAGCAGGTCAAAATTATGTTACCGAACAAATGTTCAAGTCGGCCATTGAGCAATCAGTGGAACGGGCTAAAATGGAAGTTTTTGGTACATTAAAAAATTCCCCCAACACTAGGCGTAAATTGGGGCTTTGACCAGATTTAGGGGTTTACCTACTTAATCGCTCAAACTAAAAGAAACCTGCCTTAATTTCGGATGCCTTTAGAATTTCCGTCAAATCTAGCCCCCAACTTCTTTCATGTGGATAAACTACCCGATTACGGGCTAAAACTACATGAAAACGAATTAGGACGGGAAATTAGACGTTTTACAGAGACTACAGGGAATGAAACAGAGTTAAGAGTTCTTTATACGGGGATGAGGGCTACAGAGGTAAATACTCTTTTATCCTTTTACAGGGATACAAAGGGGACATTTGAAGCTTTTACCCTGCCAACAAGTTTTTACTTGAGTCCTGATGAAATCACTAACTCTTTGGCAGGATTAGACGACACAGAAACTTGGCGTTTCCTAGGACAACCAATAATAAAAACAATTATAAGTGATATTTACCAGACCGAAATAAACCTTATTTCGCTGAAAGAACCACCATCCCAAAGTTCAGGAAATGTAGTGGGGTTTGTGGAATCAGTGGTTTTAAGTTTAACACCTTCGAGAATAACACTAGCCCCCCTTCTTGTTAGTAGGGATTTTGATTCAATCCAGTTGGATTTTAGCGAGGGGGGTTCAACAGTTATTCCTAGAACTACCGCCCTACTCACTAATTTAAACTTTAGTCTAGCTAGTCTGACTACTTTGGCTAATGCGGGGGCGGGGGCATCATCTGGCAGTCTAAACTTTAGTCTTCCCATAGTGATTCCCATAATACCGGTGCTTATGGGTTTTGAATCTATAACACTAGAGTTAACACAAGGTAGTACAGGCTACTATGAATTAGCAGGATGGGATGAAATGCAAAGCACAATAGTTTCTGGGACTTTTACATCGACATTAAGAACAATCCATCTGGTGAATACAGGTAGTGGTGTGGCATCCACAACTTTACCCTCAAATGCCCCTGATAATTCAATAATCATCTACTCGGATTATGCCGGTACAAGTAGCCAAAGCCCCACGGGGTTTGGGTTAAATAGTTTTACCCTGAACGCTCCTGCGGGTCAAACAATACAGGGGCAAAATAGTAGGGTTTTTAACGTTGAAAACACTTCTATTCAGTTGATAAAGAAAGGAACACGTTGGAATATAGTAGGGACAGAATTGGCTACTGGAAATTCTAGTGGTGGTAATAATTTGCCAGTGGAGTCCCTTCAAACTCAGAGCGGAGGTAACTTAGATTTAAATACCAATCAAGCTGGGAAAATTCTTGCAAATAGTGTCAACACCAGTAACTTTAATTTAACTTTAACTCAAAATACTTTATTTATTAACGGTTGGTACTGCTATGTAAGAAATGATAGTAATTGTATCATTACTGTAAATCCCTCATCGGGTGTAACAATAAACCATAGTAACGGTTTAACACTAGGTCAAAATGAGTTAGGATTACTAATATGTAATGGAAGTAACAATTGGTATTTCCAAAAGCTATCTAACTTTATAAAATCGATTGGGAACGGGCTTAACTTATCTGGAGCGGGGGCATTAGCAACGACAGCCCTTACAGAATCCATGGATGGGCAAATTGACTCCCCATCAAACAAAACATACACTTTAATAGCCAGTGCTAGATATGGCTTTAGTATTGAAAACTTAACAGTCTTTACTACCAGTGGAACTTGTACTGTTGCCGTTCAAATTAATGGGGTAAATGTGGGAGCATTAAGTGGTATTAACGTGACTAGCTCTAGTCAAACTGTTAATAGTACGACGGCCAAGACAGTAACCACGGGACAACGAGTAACCTTCGTGGTATCTAGTAACAGTAGTGCTAGTGAATTGGTTTTCTCTCTAGGAACCCTGAGAACTTAGACAATAACGCCCAAACTAAGTCTAGTAAACCCGATAAAGACCTATGCCATCATTTTTATTCAACGATGCTAAAACTAAAATTCTACAAGCGTTACTAGACCTTGATGGGGATACGTTTTATGCGTGTTTAGTAACAGCCAGTCCTGCGGCCACTGTAACCCAAAGAACCGGGTTGACCGAAGCTACAGGGGGTAATTATGCAATACAGGCTTTAACTGGAAGAATACTGGACAACCCGACGGCTTCGACTGTCAGATGGACATTCTCAAATCCTATTTGGAACAATTTGACTACTGCAAACTCCGCCCCAATAGTTGGGATGGTAATTGTGAAACAAGCTAGTGGAAGTCCTGCTACATCCGACCAACCAGTATGTTTTTTAGAGTTTAACACTGCTTTTACCCCAAGTGGAGCCACGTTCCAAGTGGATATTCCAGTTAACACCGGTATCCTAACCGCAACCTAATCATGTCTGGATTTACTTATCCCTCCCTAGTTCCCAACGTTATCGACAACTTAGAGTTGCCAGATTTCGGTGTAAAAATATACGAGAATGATGACGGGTCTGAGACTCGGAGATTCGTCCATCAAACAGGGAACCATACCAAAATATTGTTAAAATATGAGGGGAGAAGTGAAATTGAAGTTTCGTCTCTAATCAATTTTTGGGGTCTGGTTAAGGGTATGAAGGAGGCCTTCATACTCCCTGAAGGAATTAATCTTCACCCTAGTGCTTACCAATCCGGTATTAGCTTATTAGGGGATACAACTCTTTGGCGATTTGAAGCCCCCATTAAAATTGTTACAGTCTTTACAAAAATTTATAATTTTGATGTACCCTTAATTTCAGTAATTGAGTAACAATAACGCCCAGACTATAGAAAAGTTGAAAACTGATGACAGCCCAAGCCCCCCATTTATCACCTGAACATTTCTATGGAAGATTGGTGTATCTGAAAACAAAGGAAGGTACAGAATACTACTTCCAGAATTTTCAGACAGCCCCCTACAGCTTTGAAGGGGAGAATTATCTCTATCTTCCTTTCAGTATGTTATCTAGTAAAGAAGATTTGGAGATAAGTTCGTCTTCAGTGGAGATAATGTTGGCCAACACTGAAACACTCAGAAACTTATTAAGGGAGACTGATATTAGAGGGTGTAAGCTTAGAGTTTACACAATCTTTCCCGAAGAAGAAGGGGCTATTTATGAAACACAAAATACCCGAATATCTTCCTACTCTTTTCAAAAGGGAGTAGTGAATGTCAGTTGTCGTTCCCCTGTAGATGCCATTTCTAATCAAATACCCTCTAAAGTATTTGACCCAGAAGTGTTCCCAGAGCTACCGTATGTGAACAGTGTAAAAACTAACTATAGACCCTTATAAACCATGGAAACACCATATACACCCACTCCCTCAGTATTTGACTTTCAAGGTATCCCCTATGCTTGGGGTGGTAAATCCTATAAAGAAGGACTGGATTGTTTTGGGTTAACGAACCAAGTCTATAGAAAATTTAATTGTGAGCAGATTAATGGTTATGATTGGGTCTATGGGGAGTATGGCTCTGATTCTGATTTACCTACTGGTAAATTGGCGGAACTTTGTGATACTCTGGAACGAGAAGAAAGCCAAGTAATATCAACTTTAGACCTGGTTCTTATTGATTGGTGGGGTAAACACGGTTTAGGAGTTATTGTAGAACACATGAACCAAAAATATGTGGTATATACAGGGAGTGCTGGTACTGGAACTAGCGCATTTATCCCCCTTAGAAGAATTAAACAACGAATAGTTAAATCTTGGAAATGTGTTAAGGGGGGCGGAAAGTGATTAACCCTGAGAAAAATTTTCAAGACTTCTTTTTTAGTCTAAGTTTAAAAACAGAGTCTAAACTTGCCAATGTTCCCGTGTCCGTGGTTAGTGAAGATTTAAAAATTTATAATGGGAGAATGGGTGGAGCAATTGCTCTGGGTATTGTAGGGGGGGCAATCGGGTTTTTCACGGGGGGTACAAGTTTCCTTTTCACCGGTTTAACTCTAGGATTTGCTCTGGGTTCTGCCTTATTTGGCTCAGAGCCTAAAAAGAAGAAAAAACCCCGTGCGCCTAGTTCTTCTTTTTCCTCCATGTCTGGGGATGATATAGCAATACAAGGCTCCGCTATTCCAATTATTTATGCTAGTAGAAGCAAAAACCCTAAAGGGGGAGTTAGGGCTACTGGGAAACTAATTGCTTGTAAAGTGGAAAATCTTGGTGATTCAGCTTATCAGTACAATATTATTGCCCTTAGCTTAGGGGAAATAGGCACTATAGATTCCAGCCTAATGCTTATCGATGGCCAAACAATAGAGAGATTCTATGCTGAAGATTTAACCTTTAATTATTTAATTGGGACTCCTACTTACTATAATGATGCGGCACAGGGTAGTTTACCTACCGAATTTAACTTCTTTGGTCAGTGTATAACTCCTAACACCTATAATCTACTTGGTTCGTCCAAAAGAGCGCAATCTAAATCTACCTCCCAACAAGGGACAACGGTAGCAATTAATACTTGGCAAACCTCTAATTGTTATGTTTCTGGGCGCAATGGTAATTCAGTCCTAATAACAAAAAATGCGGGTTCAACAAGTAACCCCGATGCCTACGCCCAGTCCAATGAAAATGTTAGGGATGGGGGCGGTAGTATAGGTTGGAGTCTAACAAACAATCGTAGGGTAGCGGTAGGTTATGGTACTAGGGGTAGTAATAATATTACTTATGGCATCCTTAACGACATTGTAGTTACCCCCCAGTCTGTTACTACTTATCCCGTCGTTGTAATCCATAACGGTTCACCAGTAACTATCTCCGGTGCAACTTGGTCAGTAAATGACACCTTTCAAGTTGAGTTGGGTAATGACGGGGGTAATAAAGTGGTTAAATATAGCCAAAATGGAAATCTCCTAGTGGCGTACTCTGGTGTGAATTGGGGTAGTCTTCCAGCTAAGGGGGTAATTTATGATATGGGGACATCCATAAACATAACTTCTTCTGTGGGTATAAGTTTCCCCACTGGTAATTTCGGGGTAGATGTTGTGAACTCTACTCAAGATACTGCCACACTGGTAGTCTATGAGGATGAGCAAGATTCCATTGAAAATTGGAGTCGCTTCACACCTGCTGAAATTTATGAGGTTAACTCTGCTAGATTTAGGGTACTAAAGAAAAACGATGCAAGCCGTCAAATCACTATTACCCCCTCAGTCAATATATCAGAAGATGATGACATTTATTGTGTTTGGGAATCTTATTATCAAACCAGTAAAAAAGTGACCAATATTGTGATAAATTTTGAAGGTATGTTTTTCTCTCGTAGAAAACCGGTTGATGCTGATTCTGGGAAAGCAGGAGGTAAAAAGTAATGGGTGGTAAAACGCAAGCTGACGTAGCTAATTTTGAAGATATTTTTCCCTATGGGATAGCCTTTGATGTATACATACAACCTCTGACTAATGAGGAAGGTGAACCAATAGCTTTTTCTGAAGGAAATTGGCAATTCTTAAAGACAATTTTTATTAGAGAGAAATCTGAGAATGCTAAACAGTTTAAGTTTGAGATTCGTAATCTCCCTTATGGTCGCTATTATGTTAAGTTAAAACCGTATACTACTGCCCCTAGTAGCACATCAAATACCATAAAATTAAGTTGTACGGGGGAAAATGCGGAAATAACTACCCCTTACACTCTAAGAGGAAAAAATGTAGGCTTAAGGGGGGAGTTCTCATCGCAACCTTCTAACCAAGATATGGCAAAAACCATTAACTATGATGAGGAAAAGAGAATAGTATCGTCAGAAAGTGGTGCGCCCATCCGAATTACCACTGTTTCAGAAGTTGTCATACCCTCCGAAATTAGTAAAATTGCTAACTACAAGGGTGTAGCAATAGTGGGAGTGAAAATAAAGGCCTCTGACCGTATAAGTTCATCACCTGAAGTATCTTTCTTTGTCTCAGAAGGGAGAAAGATTCGTAATCATCTTCACTATGGGACTCAACAATCTCTGACCCCTTCAAATCAAATTACTGATACTACCGTAGACTATTCAGAAATCCCTGAGTTAACCATTGGTCAAACCAAAGTAAGAAACTTAGATACTAAACAAGAGGGTGGTGTTACAGCTTTATCTAATAACCGTATCACGGCGGGTATTACCCTAAACCCAAAAGACCGCTATATTGTTTTTAATTATGCGGCTTCTAATTATTTCCCAGATATTTATGTGGATTGGCTAATTAACCCCGAAGGTGGTTTAGGTGCTGTTATTGATGGGGATGAGGACATTGATTACCCCTCAATTGTAGAGACTAGAAAATTTGTCCGAGAGAATGGATTCTTTTGGGACGGGGTTATCTCGGAAACGGAAAGTTTATCTTCTAAAGTAACTCAAGAAGCTGGTCTATCCTTACTCTACCCTTATTCACCTAATGGGTTATTCGGATTGACTATGGAGAACGAGGATAGATTACCAATAGCAGTTTTTAACTCATCCAACATCCTTAAAGATTCCTTTGAAGAAAGTGTTCTACCTTGGCAAGATACCAGCGTTAACCAAGTGATTGTGGTCTATACGGATGGTACTGATAATCAACGCCCTGCTACCGCCGTTATAGCCCGTACACAAGAATTAGATAATGGCTGGGAAAAGTTAAACTCCATCACTATCCAAGCTCCTTCGATTACCAATCCTGAACAGGCTAAAACAGTGGCTGGGGTAACTCTTAACTCTAAACGATTACAAGACCGTAACATTCGATTTAGAACTGCCACTCAGGGTTTATTCTTATCCCCTGGTGAAGCCATTTTAGTTCAACATCAGACCACTGAATTTAGTTATGAACTGTCTGGTTATGTGACTGAGACGGAGGATTATGATACTCTGGGGCAAACACAAAGAGTTCTTTTATCTCGTTACCCTTCACCATTTATAACTTCCGATTACCGTGCTACAATCCAACTCCAGACTACCGGTGAAGTTATCACTGATTTGCCATTTACTCTGGAACAAGTGGGTGGTAAAACTTATATGAATCTTAGTGAACTACCGTCGCCCGTATCCCTGTATGACCCTGTGGTTGTTGGTAGAGATATGATTGAAAATAAAGTTTATCGTATACAATCTCTTTCCATAAGTGAATCAGGAGAAATAAGTATCGATGCCGTAATTTGGTCGGATAAGCTTTTCGATTTTACTAATCTGGAGTTTATTTTCCAATGAGCAATCTTTCTTTTCCTGCTATAACTCCCGATTTTATGCGAGAGATTGAATTACCTCCTTATGGTATTCATATAGTGACATTCCCTGATGGGGGGGAAGTTCGACAAGTCCTATCAGAGCAAAGCACAAAGTCCAAAGTCAAACTAGAGTTTATTAACCGTAATGCTTCTGAAGTAGGAAATGTGTTAAACTTTTATAAGAATACCAGAGGTGTTTTTGGTAGTTTTACACTACCCCTATCTATTTGGCGACACCCTCTAGTATTGACAAATGCCTATTCCAATCTCCTGAAAAATATTGTCTGGCGTTTTGACCGTCCAATTAGTATAAAAACCATTAGACAAGATGTATACTCTTTTGATACCTACCTAATATCCGTATCGCCTGTATCACTGCCCAACCCTGATAGTTTCCCTGACCAAATTCTATGAGTTTCCCTAACTTTCACCCTACAAGAATTGAGGGCTTTACTCTCCCTGATTTCGGACTTCTAACCATTGAAGACCAAGCAGGGAAAGAGCGTAGAGCTATGCAATACACTGGTGGTAGGGATGCTAAGTTGGACGTTTTTTTTGAAGGGCTTAATGAGTCTCAAATTCTGGAACTATTAGATTTCTATAAAAATATTTATAGCTCTGGGAGGGGGTTTGGTTTCCCCCCTAACTTTTTTGTCGGGCAAGAAATTTACTATGAGGCTTTGAAAAAATCTCTAGGTCAATTTTTACTTTATTTTACAAGCCCCCCCACTGTAAAAACTCTATACAGTGGTATCTACAGCATAAGAACACAACTAAAGGCCAGTAATGTCTTCATTTCTGCCCCCTCCAAAATATATGTCACATTACAAACCCAAACTTCTGTTAGTGCTATAGCCTCCACAATTTATGTTGTCTGGAGTCAAGAATCAGGTTCTCCTGTAACTTTTTCAGAGCCTAACAGTTTAAGCACTGTAATAACTTCTCAAGGTGGTGTTTTTAATACTGTTAACGGGCGGATAATCCTCAAAATAGCATTGGTTGATAACCTTGATGTCTTCAGTCTTGTGGAGATAGTACCTTCCCCAACCAGTTTCGATGCTTTGGGGGGGCTTAGTGCATACACATCTTTCTCTGAAAACCCCGCCGGTTTAAAGGTCATTCCCCCATTAATCTTTTCCCCCTCTGACTCTAATGGGGCTTACTTTAAACGCAAAATAGACATCGATTCTATCGGTTTTAGATGGACTCTACCTTCTCAAGCTGATTTTTTGACCAATTTCACTATCGAGGTATACAACAATCCCAATTGGGAACCCTTAGCTACTACTGAATTTAACTCTTTTACTCTACCAGCTAAAACCACTTTCCGTATAACCTCTAACTATGATATTGGTGGTTACAAATTTGCCGTACCCTCCGAAATTTTCTATATTGACCCTCTGATTCATCTTGATAGTTTTGGCTACGGTTCGGACACTATTAGTGATATAAAAACTGCTTATTCTTTTAGGGAAAGCCAGGTTTTGGAGCTATTAAACCGTCAACTTTTTCCAGAAAGTGTTTGGGATACCACTATGAGCGTGGTTGGCTCTAACTCTTATGAAGACTACTTACCTCTTTCTTCCAATTTCCTTTCTGCTGAGAGTTCGTGGAACGCCCAAGTTTCAGTTATAGGTGGTATTACCACCGTAACTGACTTAAATCTAGGGGGGGTCGTAATAGGCTGATATGTTAAAAGCTATTGGGGAAGTAAAACTTGTTATTACAGACACTAAAACGGGTAAACAAGAAGAAATTATAAAAAATAATACTTTTACTCAACGGGGGTATCAGGCAACTCTTAACTTGGATGGGTCTGTTTCAGGTCTAAAAAAAGACCCATTTTCTGACCCTAAAAATATTGTAATCTCTACTTCCACTGCTACCCCAAACCAGAACACCATATCTGTTCCAGGCATTATTGATGAGTGCCAAATTCCCTCCGGAGCTACCGAAAAAACCTGGGTAGAAGCTATGGGGGCTACACCAATGTACGGTGAGTTAAGGGGGAGATTACCCTTTACTGGGAGTAGTCGCACTTTTCAAACTGTGGCAATAGTAGATAAGGGTTCGGGTGCGGCGGGTGTTGGTTTTACGACGGCTAACGCATACGCCTATGCTAGACTCGATTCTCCTGTAACTCAAGCCCCCTTCGAGACCATAGACATCTTTTACCGGGTCTATTTTATTAATACCCCTGGTTTTGGCTTACCACTAGGGGGAGATTTAGTAAGACACTTAGGGAGACGTTTATTTGGCTTTGAATTTATTGATTCATTAATTGGGGACGGTGTTGCGGGAAGACCCCAGCAAACTCCTAGTTTTACCAGTGTCCCTAACCCTGACAAGTACAATTTTTTTGCCATAGGAAACTCCAATAACATTTCAGCGCAACCTATCCAAAATGGGAGTTCTGGTTTAGCTAATTGGAGAATTAATAACAGCACATCCTCCAACCCTAGTTTCTCTTTTGGTGGTACATCTGTAGGTTTAGACGCTTTTACTGGTAGAGTTATTAATTCTCTAGCTTTCGGAGTTATCCCCAGTAATAACAATCGATGTGTTTCTGCCTTTAAATTTGCCGACCCTAACCGTACCCCTATTCAAACTTCGTGGGGTAAAAGAAATGGCGCACCTTCTGCTTTCTACGATGCTTCATGGAGTGCTAACGGGACTGGTAAAATTATTCCTTCTGGTTCTTGGACGGGTATCTACCCTGATATGTACCGTGTTCGCATTGTGGATTCTGGCAATGTGGGTTCAGCAACTTATAAGTTAGAACGTCAAAGATTTACCCACTACAACGGGAACTCTTGGGGGCAAATTATTGACACCCCACCCCATCTCTCAAGGGGTAATAATTCTACCCCATTTCCTGACTCACACGGTCATCAAGATTTCTTAAACTATAAAGCTTTCTCAGAGCGTCAACTAATACGTTGGGATGCTACAGGTTTAGTTTTGATAGACATTTTTAATGGGGAATATAAAGTTTTTGATGCCAATAATGATATAACAGTTTCTAACGCTAATCTACCAGTTACAAATATTAAACAAGTAGAAGTTGATAATGGTTTTATCTACGTTGCTTGCTCTAACACTGGACTTTGGAGAATAAACCCTGCTGGGGGTAACAATTCTGTAGTTCTAATCTTGAATGAACCCACTCACGGAGTTACCAGTATTTACCACCAAACTGGTTTAATTCTTGTGGCTGTCGTATCTAACGGCTTTAGATGCTCCGACAACTGGGGTACTCTATTCACTCCTTCTTCCACTTGGATTACTGATTTAGGTTTCTTTAGTGCTAAATCTATTGTTGGTTGTAAATCAGCTAATCGTCCTAATGGGGAATTAGCTCTTTACCTAACTAATGGTTCTGACCGTAGAATCATTTGGTGGTCACGGGCTATTGCTAATGGCAATGCCATTAACGCTTTTTCTTCTTCTGGCTTATACGACTTAGAAAATACTATCCAATGCTCAACTTTTGGTGATTTTTGGATAGTAATTTCCAGTTCATCAAGTTTAAGAACTTTTACATTTGGTTCTACTAACAATACTGTTTTGAGTAATGTTTTTACCCATACCGTAAGCAATATCCCTGTTTTTGGGTTTTTTGATGAAAATAACACTTACTATTCTAGTGCCTATTCTCAAGGCGGCTATAATTCACTAAAAAATGGCTCTATTGTAAGAGTAGAGGCTGGGAACCCTGACTACCCCTCTGCTCAATCTTTAATCCCTGGTAGTATTGTCTACTTAGGGAGAAATTTAGTCTTTTCTTTTGGAAATGTTTATACTTGTTCTTATGAGTGGGAAAATTGGGGTTGGGACGGTTCTGCCTGGGTTAAAGGTCACAATGGCTCAAAAACTTCCCATAGTGACTCTCAAGCCATTTTAGACGGTCTTTCTGTCAGATTTGAAAACGGTGTGACGGGTACTGCTTTTACAACCACTGATTTCTATACAATTCCAGTTTGTTACGGGGTTTTAGGTGATAATGCTCGCTATGTTGATAGCTCTGTTACACTAACTACCTCTAGTGTAACCTCACAAGCCAGTGTAGCAAATTTAACTGTCCCATCCTCACCCCCCTATAGTCTAGCTTTACCCGCTTCTGCAAATTCAAATTTTACCGGTCTAGTGGGTACTACTTCTGTATTTCTTGGTGGTGTATCCGTCCCTAATTCTAATCTACTTTTTAATGGTGCTACTCCTCCTTCAGGTGGTTTAGTTTCTTTCAACATCACCACAGGAATTGCCCTTTTTCACCCTTCCGACTCTGGTAAAACATTTGACTGTAATTACTCCTACTTAACTGCGAGTTAACAGACAATAACGCCCAATCTGATGACAGCAGGAGGTTTTTATGAGTCTAAATTTAAATGACTTAGGATTAGTTGATGTAGTTAGAGAAATTGTCGATAGTTTACAGGCGGGTGTGGTACACATTGTCCGTCCTTCGAGTATTGCCTCTAACCCCTTTGAGAGTTCGGATAACACTCCCCTTTTAGTAGGGTCTTTCCCTTTAATATCTTTTAAGGATGGTACAATCCATGAAAGACTTCAATTTAGCTCCAATGCTTCTGGTATTTTCAGGTTTAAAATGGCTATTCCTAATGCAGAGGTCTTAGTTGGGGATTACGCATTTATTAATTGGTCTGAAGGTGTCCGCATTATTCCTGCTGTTGTAAAAGAAGTTAATTACAATCTATCGGCATTATCTCCAGTTACGGTCAATTCTAATGAAGGTGTTCCTTATTCTTGGACACAGATTCAGGAGTTACTAGCCGATGATTAGAAGAAATAATTCAGAACTTAATAGGTTTAAACAAGATGTGCGTGTTAATCTCTTGGAAAAAGCCGAAATGGTTGCCCAAAGAACTGAGGGCGTTACTGTTTCTGTATCAAGTGATACTATCTTTCTTTCTAGCAAGACTTCTATTCCGGAAGAAATCCTAGACCCCAAAATGCGCCCCCTTTCAGATGAACTTAAGAAGGAAATTGGAGGCTTTTAATGTTAAGTATTGTTAAGCTAGAATCGGCTATTTTCACCCTACTAACCTCCAAATTTCCCCCTTCTTCAGGGATTACTTTTTCTAATAATTATCCTCGAAGCCAAAAAGAACTCACACAAAATAAAACAATTGTCTGTATTAGTTCTATTTCCGATTCTGTGGAAGGTAAGATTATTACCAGAGAATTACTTCATCCTTTAGTTTCTTTAGCCATCTTTAGTATCGATTATTTCCGAAATAGACAAGTCCAAGAACTACTTATTTCTACTTTAGACTCCAGTAGTCCTTTTGAACTTTTAATGCCCAATCAACAGGCTTTTCACTGGTTTTGTGAGAGACGTTTACCCCCCACGTTTACTCCTTCCTTAGAAATTTACTCTGGGGCTGTAGATTATCGGATTTTGCTTAGAGACTCCCCACCCCTGAACCGTAATTTCCAACCGTTGAGCATTAATTTAAGCTTGCCAATCGTTGAATAAATTCCTTAACAGACAATAACGCCCAATTTCATACTTGAAATCTCTATATTTGAGGCTACTTTAATGGCAAAACGTGCCGGCCCTGCGCTAATCGAAATCGGTGAAGGTGCTTCCAAGATTACTTTGACTAATGATGACCAGCTTAATGATGCGGTTATCATGATTGAACGGGATGAGTTCCAACTTAAATCCCAAATTTCCTCCAAACCCGTTGGCTACATTAAGACTGGTATCGAGCCGAAGCTTGAACTTTCGATTGCTGAAATTAATGCCGCTCAAATCGCTTTACTTTTCGGCACTCCCCTTGAAACCGCTACTGACACGGTTAACGCTGTTAACTACACTATGACCAAAACGGAAGTAACTGACCAAGCTGGTCAGCTTATCACCGGTCAAAAAGTAGTTATCAAACCCTACCCTATTGTAGCTGACCCTGGCACTACTGCTCCTACTACCACTACCTATAACGGTAAAACTTATGCGACGATTCAGTTAGCTGAAGACGCTTTTGATGCTGACGTTGCTCTTTTTAAAGCATGGGAAAATACCGTTATTACTTTCCCCAACGGTGCTTTAACTTCGATTAACGGTAGCCGGCTTGTTTTTGGTTTACAAAGCCAGCAAGAATTAAAACTAACGATAACGGGCTTACCCGGTGCTGGCGGTGTACGCATGGTCTACGGTGACTCCTCGATTGCGTAAATACTTAGCCGTCTAGAGCTAATTGCAACCCTTAGAGTTCTAAGGGTTTTTTATTTCTTACCGCTCAAACTAAAATAGGAAACTTTTATATTTTAACTTGGCATGAAAAAAAGTTCTGGTTGTAAGAAACCCAAAATGCCTAAGCCCAAACCCCTAAAACCTAAAAAGGCTTAGTCTTTCCAAAAAACCCCATTAACTGGGGTTTTGCAGTATCTAGGCTTGGTCTCCCAATCTGCCAAATTTAATTGCTTCCCTCATATCCAACCAGAAGGTATAGTTTTTAGGTAGCACTAGGGGATGGATGAAGGGCATTACAAAGTCTTCAAGGTCAAATTCATCTTCAAATTTTTCATGAATAGTAAAAGCTAAACCCCTGCGGACATCCCAATCATAAACCTGTAAGGGGTCATCTAAACCCATAGACCAGGGCATTACACTGGTAATGTTTTTGTCGTTTATTAATCTCCAAGCATCGGGGGTATTGTGTTTAGCTCTATTAAAAGACCAATTTAGAGCATAGCCCTCAACCCGCCCATACGGTTTCTCAGGGTCTAAAGGTTTGACCTCATCCCAAAAGTTAGCAGGAAGGGATTTGACAAGTTTTAGGTACTTTATGACACTGGGGACAGCATCATAAACATCATCAAAAGCATCTTCATCAAATTCTTTTTCGGTCAAGTCAAAATCAATCATTTTCTATAAGCTCCATATTGTCGTTAAAACTGGGGAAATTGTCTAATCCCTTTCTATTGCGTATCTCCCCCACTATGGCATTGAGAACCTGTTTTTTGGTAGCATCAGGGGGTAGACCCCATAGCTCAGGGTTCTTAATGATTTTAAGTAAGAAACCCCCACTAATTTTTCGGAGATTGAGTTCATCCTGAATTTTCCCTCTTGTGACTTCTAGACTAGCCTCCAAGTTATCCCGACTTAAAATGCCTTTAGAGTAGGTTTCTTTTAGTTTAGCTAAGGAATCCTCCATTTTTTTAATGGTAGCACTGTCTGAAAACTCTTTTATTTTTTCAATGGTGGATTCCATTATCCTAATTTTACCAGATAACGAACCCAGTTGCAAGTTCTGTTCAGCTAAAACAACACCATTGTAGTAGGTATATATACCTTCTGCGTCTAATCTATCAAAATCTTCAGGGGGTAGTTTACCCTTTAGTTCATCTACTGCCTTAGAGAGAGTATCCAATAATTGCATTTTTCTGACTTTTGTGAGTTCATCCCTGAATTTTTCATGTACACTAGACTCAATAGCCCCCTTTCCAGTTCCCATTACGCCATTCTTTAACCCGTTATCGATTTTTCCACCAATAGAAGGGTCTAATCCTAGTCTTTCTGATAGTTCTCTAGTTCTTGAGAGTTTAGCTCTTAATGATTCATTTTCTGGGGTTATCAAGAATTGGTCAACGGGATGAAGCAAGGAAGACATGGGGTTCTCTCCTTTACTCTGGTGTATAATATTTGGTATATCCAAATAGGTCTGGCTTGTATGAGACATTTCATCTATTGCTTTACGCCATGAAACTTCTTCCTGTGTTTCTTTATCTCTAAACCCAGAAATAAAACCATCTTTTTCTAGGATTTCCCACCCCTTTTCATAGTAGCTTAAGGGTAATTCCGCCATAATGGTTTCACCCTTTTTAACTAGGTTGCCTTTAGCATCCAGGTCATAATACTGCTTCACGAAATGACTTATACTGCCATCCTCATTTCTAACCACTTCAACATTATCAAAATCTTCCCTACTTACAGCTTTTAACTTTTCCTCAACTACCTCACCTTTCTTGGTATTCTTTTGAGTCCTTTCTATGGATACATAAGGATTCCCATCTCTATCAAAGGAAGCAAATTGTTCTACATGGTGTAACTCATATATGCTTTTCTCACCTAATCTTTTCCCGCCATAGTCTAAGACTTCTTGTAACTCCAAGTCCATAGACAGAAACCTTAAGGTAGATGAGGTATTTTCTGTAGCTACTTCATATTTTACCTGTTCATAAAATTGCAATAGTTCCACGGAGGGTAACTTTCTTAATACTTCCAGTGGTATTGAGAAGTTATTCCCTAAAACCAATCTCCCCTTGAACTCCTCATAATTAGAACTTAATCCTGAGACATAATTTATAAGATTTTCTGATGCTCTTTCAACTCTTTCCCTAATTTCTTCTTTACTTTCCACTGGTACTAAGTTACCATCTTTATCCTTTTTAGGTTCGCTGTTTATGGCTTTGAAATACAGCATTTCTACTGTTTTTTCTATATTCTCCTCAATTCTTGTGTTTAATTCACTGAGGTAAGTATTTATAGCAGATTTCATTTCGCTGTCTCTAGATACCAACTCATAATCATAAATCCCATCTTTCACCATTTTCCTAAACGTGGAGATTTTATCCTCGACTTTTTTATCAAAATCTTCACTGGTCTTGTAGGGTCTGGTGAATTTAGAATTTTCAGGTATGGTTTCCCACTTTAAGGGGGAAATAAAACCTTTTATTCTACTACTTTTCCCCAATAAGCGCAATACAGCTTCATCAAAAGTAGTATCTTTGATTTCTTCCTCAAACCTTTTTCTTACTTCTTCCATGCTCCTAATGGGCGTATCTCCCTTAAACACTTCAGGGTAAGATTTTTTCAGTAATCTTAATGTTTCTTTAAGTAGTTTATTTCTATTAACCCCAGACATTAGAGCTATGTTATGGGTTTTAAATAATTCCCTTACAACTGTTTCCCCATAATCCAATTGTAATTGTCTAATGGTTTGGATTGCTTCTTTAAGGTCTCTATCTGCCCCGCCTCTTGGGTTTGCTCTATCTCTATCTCCTATGAAACTGGTTCTTCCTGCGGTAATTTCCGACAATAAACCTAAGCCACTTTTTATGAATTTGGAAGCCTGTTTTCCTAACCCATCAGTCTTTTCTTCGGGGGTCTTCTTGGTTTCTGTGGTTTGTTCTTGGGATTTATTTTTTAATACTTTTTCTAATACTGTGTCCTTTAATTGACCGGGGTTATCTGTATTCTTCTTTTTTGCTTTCCCTTTTGACTGGGGTTTACTGGTGTTTTCACTATACTTGGAGGTATAGGCTTTTGAGGCTCCTTTGTCTCTAAAAGTCCCGTCCTCGTTACGAAGGACTAACCATTCTTTAAACGTCCTCCAAACACTAAATTTCCCAAAGGCTTTTTGTTTATACGCCCCCCCTACAGTTTTTACTTTGTCTTGAACTGCTGACCCCTTTCTTTTATTATTTCGTTTCTTCATTAAAAGTTTTAACCCAAGCTCTAATTTGGGCTTGGGCGTGTTAATGGGCTAGACCCCAGATACTAGAATAATATCTGAAATAGCCATATAGTAGTAGCTACACAAATTAATGCCAAAACCCCATAGACTATATAATTAAGCAAAATTAGTCTGGAAATCACATTCAAGTTCTCCCAAACCAGCCAAGATACTACAAGGGTTAGTGCGATGAAACCTAAAGCCAACATACGGATAACCTCAAAGTCTAAATTGTTTAGGGGTTATTGACCCCTGTTTATATGTTATACGGTCTATCAGAGTTTGTCAAGGGTTTTGCAAAACTTTATTCCATCTCCGAAACCATAGATTTAACCTCCTCTAGGGGGATTTCCAACTTCTGCGATAATTCAGCCATTAAGGTATCTAAAATCCCTTGTAGGTTATCTCCTCCCTCAACATATCCTACACCGTCTAGAACCTCAACTACAGTAGCATCAGTGGCCATAGATAAAGCACTTGCCACTTCCTGGATTTGCATATCAAGGTCAACTGCTACTGTTTCACCTTCACCTTCACCTTCACCTTCTGGTTCTGGTTCTGGTTCTGCTTCTGCCTGAATCTCTTGCATATTTCGCATTTGTTCAGATATGTTTTCCCATTCTGCTTCAGGGTCAAATCCTAACAATTCTTGTGCTGTCTTAACTGATACAATCTGATTCAGAACTAAAGAACTTAATTCCTCCATAGATAGTTCAAAATGTTCTTCTGGTTTGAAGGATTCCTTAGTTTCATTTTGAATAGTATTTTGTTCATCAATAGAAGCATTAGGAGTTAAAGCTCGTTGTAAATCTTCAGTTACCAATCTCATCGCAGTGTCAGCGATTGGTGTTTCTAGTTTTTCCAATCGGGCAAGGCGGTCTACCTTAGCATCAACAGAATCTAGAACGAACTCATTCAACCCTGAAACTGAAATCATTTCGGCTTTATCAGGGGGTAAACCGTGGGCTAAGGCTACTAACTTATAACAGTTCTCTAAGAATCTTAACAATTCCTCACCGTAGGCGGTCAAAGCTTGTTCTTGGCTAATAAAGTCCATACTTTTAGCCACACCAGACTCTTGCATTGGTCTATCAGTACCAGCAGAAATACCGTTACTAAATACTAAATCTTTGATTCTAGATTCAATACCTTGTAAATAGCCTGTAATAGTGGAAATCGCTGAACCAGTAGTCTCATTAAAGCTAAATCCTGACCCAATCAAAACTCTATGATTACCAGTTTGTTGTTTGGCTTCTTCAATGTCCACCATTTTATCAACAGTTTCCGCCATCGGAGTAAATAGTCTTTGAATCTGTCCAGCCAAATTAGCAGTATAGGAAAGATTATTGTGAACTCGGATGTGTTCTAGAACCAAATAAATGGCTTCTTTGACTACCCATAGATTCTCTGGGGCTTGAATCTTAACTACCGGAATACTATCTCTACCATGTTCAATAGTTGATTTCTTACTGACCATGTATTCTTTAGTTTCTAAGTCAAAACCCAAGACAGGACTAGGTGTACCATCTTTTGCTAATTCTACTGGACACGAATAAATATTTATTTCTTTATCATCAATAAAAGTCCAGTTTAGGTATACTCTAGGGATACCCACTGGGTCATATTCAGTCATTAACTCTCTAATTTTTATCCATTGTAACCGTCCATCCTTTTCGTCATAGTGGACTACTTTACAGGGGTCATATAGGGCAATATAAGGCATTAAACCTTGTTCATCTTGTTCCTTACGGTTTTTAGGTAGGTTCTCAGTATATTCAATATCAATTACTGCATAAACTCGTTCATACTTCAAAAGTCTGTAAAATACTTCTTTAATAAAGTTCTTTTCTTTTTGGTTATTTCCATTTACGGATTCCCTAAATTTAGCCCAGAACTTCCCCTCGTCTCCTTGAGTTCCCAAACCATTAATAACATGATTTGAAGCAGTCATCCGATTCATTAATTGGGCTAAACATTGCCCTAAAATAGGTGTGTAGGTAAAAATCTTTTTGCGGTACTTATAGACTTCTGCATCCTCATCTGGCTTTTTGCAGAGGTATTTCTCCAGATTTTCCCTAATCTGATTACCCCCCGCTAACAAATCGTCAGCAGTCTCATAGATGTATTTTTTAGCCAGTACATCGGGGTGATAAGTTTCTAACTGATTAAACGGGACTTTCTCAGGGTATCGCATAGGGTGGGCGGGGTTAGGTCTTCTACTTAGGTCATGAGCGTCCCTACCCTCGCCCCTTAATAGCCAGAATTATAATTTCCGTAGAGACTATCATCTTGGGGGACACTGGGTATTAGGGTATTTGCACCCATACTATCGATGATATTCTCAATATTCCGATGCTCCAAAGTAGCCAAAACGTAACGTAAAGCATCGCAAAAATGGTCTCTTTGCCCTTCAGCCACTTTCTCGGTAACATTCCCTTCTTTAGACTCTCGGTGATATGCAGTCATGTCCTCAAAAACCCTTTTACAGGATTTGGCAATAAAAAGTTTATCTTGGTGTAATAAAGTGTTAACCACCCCATTACCTTCTGATACCCTATTATAGCCCTCCATTAACTTGGGAACACCCGCTTTTCTCATGGTTAAAATTCTTCCCGGTTGTGACGGGTCAGCATATCCACGGTTGACACCATGCGTTCTGGCTAACTCAATGGCTTTCTCATTGTGGACTCGTTGTTCAATGGCCGCTTTAGGGTTGGGATTTTCCCAACAATCAATCACAAAATAAGCGGCTCCCCGTCTTCCCACCACTACTAGGGCAGGATTCACATCTCCCCAGTCCACTCCGATATATACTTGGTCAAATTTTGTCGGTAAATCGTCATCATCCAGTAAGTGTCTCTTATCTAAATCTGAGAATATCTGACCATCAAAAGATTCCCAAGATGCTAAAAATTCTTGTCTAAAGATTTTTTCGGGTAATGACTCTTTGGTTCTTTGGATTTCATCAAGGGGAATAAAGGGATTATCATAAACTGTTTTTAAAAAACTAGCCCAATTAGGAACTTCACCACCTTGTAGGTAGAGACTATGGAAAAATGTACCTGCCCCTTTGGGCGTATTATGACTGATAAACCCGTTAGACCAGAAAGAATGGGTTTCTGGAATGGTGAAATCAAAAGTCTGACATTCTGATTGTTCAAGGGTTTTTACTGTATCCCAGTAATAGTCTTGATTTTTTAAGGGTTCACTGGGGTTAAACCCGTTTAAAACCAGCCCATCCCCTCCGAGACACGCCACTACCCCTAAATTAGTCAGTAGTAATTGCATCTCTCTTAAAAGCTCTTTTGACGGGCTTCTGAGGACTATTCTTTTTTGGTCATTCCTCAAACCCGCCCCTACTATGTATCCCTTTATAAAAGACACAGCCCACTCTCTTTTTCCGTTCCACAACCAAGAGGGGAAAAACTTTCGCATACCTAAGTGCTTTAATAGGTTCAGGAATTTGCCTAAATCATCGCTATTATGAAAAGCACTGGCAAAATTCCCTTGTGCTATGCCCCACCCTAAGAAATGGGCTAACTGCTCAGTCATCCCACCTGAAATACTTAAGCCGTTTATCTCAGTCCCAGTCCCTTCAAAATCAGCTAAGGGGTCAATGTTCCCCCAGACTTCCATCCCATAGTCTATGGCTACCTTATCCCCAACTTCCAGTTCACCCGTTTTCTTCCATCCATCTTTGGTCAGGATAGGGTGGTTCAGGGAGGATTCTAAAGTAAACCCGTAGCTGGTTGAAATTTTTCTCGTTTCCACGATACCATTGTTAAAGAAGCCATCTGCTTTGTGGAACTCTCTACCTATTCCATAGATGTCCTCAGAAATGGGTAAATACTCTTTCTCTTTTGTATCAGAGTCGAAATCTTTAATTTCCTTGATTCCAGTGAGAGTTAGTACCTTTGTATTGGGATTAACACAGCCAATTATTAGAGATGTACTATTTTTAGTATCAACTAAAGCAGGGCGAATCACTTCCGTCCATACAATAGGTTTTATATCTTGCATCTCATCTAATCCAGCAAAATATATCTTCAACCCCCGCATATTGTCGCCATTATCTTCATTGGCTCCTCTGAGGATGATGTCTGGTTTATTTCCTTTAAAAACGATTCTGCATTCAGACTTAAAAATTCTTTTAACTGCTGGGTGTCCATCTAGAATATTTACAAGTGGTTCCCAGTGGATTTGTTTAGCCTGTTTTAAGCTAGGCATAACGAGCAAAACGACGGGGGGTGAAGCTTTATCATAGTTGCCGTTGTAATTAATAGCCCTTTCGATTAAAGTAGTTAATAGTAGCCTGGAATTATGGGTAGGGATGTTACTTTTACTACATAGGAAAATCCCTCCTTCTACTTGAATACACTTAGTTCGATGTCTTCCAACAGGGATTACATCGGCTATAAAAAAGCTTTCCCACGGATGCAAAATTTTACGAGGAACAGATAAATTAAGTTTTTTACTTCCCTTTTGAATGTTTTGATGGTAATAGAATATTTCCTCAGTAGTCCATGTGTTAGACTCTAACTTACGGTTTAGCTCCAAAACCCACTCATGGTTTTTCCCTGCTCTGATAACCTGTCCATTTTCAAAGACAATATCGTAGCAATCATCTTCAAATACCTCGGTAGCCGCTAAAACTTTTACAGGTAAACCCTGTTCATTATATACAGTGTCCCCAGTGAAAATTTTCTTAATCGGTTTATAACCATTTTTGGTCAAAATAGGGGTGTTTTCTTCTAAATTTTTCCCAAATCTCCTCGATGAAACCAAAACCTTGAATCTGGCAGGGTCTCCGAATACTTCTTGTTGTCCCGGGTGTAAATATAATTTTAATTTTCCAGGTTTTGCCATTATCTCTACGCTCAATCGCTTCTGTCTTAGATTGGGCGATGGGGGCTTACCCTAGCGATAAGATTTACTTATACTTCATTGATAGCTTTTTCTTATGGATAAAATATGTTGACAAACCAATAAGCGGTATGTTATGTTGGGAACATACAGACCTTAAAGACCTAAAAACCTATGCGATTTGAATTAACACCAGAAAATTTGGCTTACCTAGACTCATATATGGAGTTTACGGACTCTACAGCAGTTTACCCCGATGAAGTAGCCCTGACTTATTCCATTCTGGGTTTGGTTAATGAGTTAGCTGAAACCATCGAGTGCTATAATGACCAAATAGCTCAAGATGACACTAACCTTAAGGCAATCGCCCTAGAACTGGGGGACGTAGTTTACTACTTGTGTCGAATAGTTAAGCATCTGGGACTCCCCCCACTGTCCACCTTATTTTCACAATACTCTTTGAGCAGACCAGATTCGTTACGCTATGCTTCTACCCTAAGAATGAGTAAAGTGTTTGAAAAAGCAGTAATTGATGCTGGCTCCTTCGCTGGTACTCACAAAAAACAACTACGGGGGGATGAAGCATACCAATCCCTAGCTATCCTGCCGTCTATACTGCGGGTAATGTCCCTGTTCGTCATTCTTGATGAGTTAGCCCTCCGGGTCGGGTTTAACAACCTTCTCAGTGTAATGAACTTGAACATGGCAAAGCTATCTGCCCGAAAATTGGCAGGTACTATTAAAGGCGATGGTGATTATCGCTAATTAAACTGACTCAACTTTAATAACCCTAGCCTAGCTAGGGATTTTTTTTTGTTGGGGGTTGACAAACCCATAAAGGCTAAGTTATACTGTTAAAGTAATCAGAAAACACCAAAGAGAAATATGAAAAACATACTTACCTACGAATGCCCCCCGCACTTCCCAGTAGTTTTAACTGAATGTACTTTGCACACATCTGACTCTAGCCAAGTAGTCCTAGTTCCCGTAGTCCTAGTTTTCGTAGTCACGACGCTTGCTTTGGTGCAAGTTTTGTTGCTTTTATCAGTGCTAATAATTTGGCTCCGGGATTAACTATACTGACTCAACTTTAATAACCCTAGCCTAGCTGGGGATTTTTTTTTGTTAGGGGGTTGACAAACCCATAAAAACTAAGTTATACTGTTAAAGTAATCAGAAAACACTAAAGAGGTAAATATGGAAATCGTAAAACCCACAACTGTTAAAGTCCCCGAATTAGATATGGAATTGCAATTTTTTGTCAGTGCAGACGGGAAAACCTGTGGCATGAGTCAGTCTGCGTTAGCCCGATTATGTGGAGTTCAACGTGGGAGTATGTTCTCAGAGGGTCGGGTTATCGCAAATCTTTCTCAAGAAACCCCCGAATCAAAAACAGTCCCAGAATGCTTGAAACCCTTCCAAGGTAAGGTTTTCTCCCAGACGCTGAAAGGGGATTGCGACAGTGTTAATCTTGCGAACATTGTCAACAGTAAAGCCGCCGCCGCTATCATTTCCTATTACGGTTTTGAATCAAAAGCCGCTAATCCAGTGGCTCGAAAAAGTCTTTTAGCTTTTGCTTCAATCGGAATCGACACATGGATTAAATCTGTCACTGGTTATGTCTCTGACTCAGACCGTCTGGCTAACATTGAAATGGTCATGACGGGTTTAGTTGGTGAAGTACGGGAAATGCGAGAAGAAATCCGTGACTTCAAAAAAGTAGTCACGGTCTATCCTAAAATCGATGGGTGGAAAAATGGACTAAAAGGTTTGCCCTTTTATCTGCCGGAAGATTTCTCCCTAAAAGATTACCTAGAAGCAAAGGCTTTAGACTTCACTAACACAGAGTTCCGCAAAATCCGCCTTCAAGTTGCTCAAGCATGGGAAACCTTAATGGGTGAAAAACCCCCCAAACGCCATGTCTACGGGTTAAAAAACGGCAAGAAAAAACGAATCAGCACTGAGTATTTCTACCGACGGGAAGACATCCCGATGATTGAGGAAATTCTTTTGGGTTTAGACTTGACAAACCCATAACGGCTAAGTTATAATAAAGAGGTCTGGAGCAAAAGACCTTCTGGGTTTAGCTTATCGGATAAGCACCGTCCTCATAAGACGGCATAGGTGGGTTCGACTCCCACAACCCAGATTTGTTCCTTGTTTGGTTTATTTAACCCCCTAGAGTATAGGGGGTTTTTTCTTGCCTGTTAATAGTTACTGAACCATATATCCTTAAATTCTTCTAAAGCCTTTTCTAATTGTTCCCACACTCCTAAGACCGACTCTCCCCCTTGTTCCCACAGTTCTAAGACAGACTCTCCTCCTTGTTCTGGAATTACTCTAGACTTAAAGGGGGGGGTTTTCCGTCCGTTCCAGTTAACCCCTAGATTTCCATGTTCTGACTCTAAATGGATTCCTACAGCATTAGCGATTAATTTGCGCTTCTGTCCTCCCCATCGCATAGCAAATAGCATATCGGCTCTAGCGGCATTTTGATGGACTGTAGGGTAGGAATTTTCACTATTGGGAGCATACCAAGCTTGAAAGAATCCAATGGGGACATAATACCCATCCTTAAAGACACGGGGCATAATCGGGAAACGGTCTAATCTGAGCCAGACTTCCTGTTCATAAAATACGTTAGGGTCGCTAACATAATCTGTCCATTTATCAAAACCTACTGCACTAACTCGGTCAATACCGTAAATACAATCGGTTTCTATAAGCTCTTTTCGGATATGATTCATTGAGCGAGGGGGTAGAACAATATCAGAGTCAAAGTGGACTAGCCAACCGCTTTTAGATAAAATATTAGACTTCAAAAATTCATCGATTGCCTGGGATTTACCGAAAGTTTGACCCTCAGCAAAAAAAGCTTCAGTAGCATAACACTGAACATGGTGAAAGGAACATACCTCTTGGGTTTTCAGGTCTTGGGGTGTAGTGAGGACTACCAGATTATCGAACTGCGGACGATTGAAAAGTAAAGACCAAGACAAAAAATCCGAATAACCAACACAAGTGGTAAAAGCTTCAACGGGGGAGTACATATTTTCTCAGTGGGCAGGGGGATTCAAGAATATTTTGGGCGGTATCGTTTAGGCACAAAAAAACCACCGGTTAAGGTGGTTCTTTGTTTAATTATTTAGTGAAGAAGTTTGTTATAGCCTGTCTCACTTCAGGGTGGTTTGATGGATAACAAGCAACTTCTCGTGTTGTGCCGTTAACTAACCGTTTCTCAGGTTGGTTAAGTTGACCACAAAGTTTTTTCACAAACTTCCCAAGCTGTGACCGACTGCTGTGGTCAACTTGAAATCCCATTTCTAGTGCAATCTCAACAACTCCTTGCAAGGAATCCCCAGTTAAAGTAGCCTGACTTGGCATAATGCCAGAAATCGCATGGTCAATTAAGAATTGGGCTAATCTTGGGTTGTCCGTTAGGTTATCCGTAATTTCTCGCACGTCCCGACTAATCTCTAGGGCTACTTTATTCGGGGGTAACTGAGGCTGTTCTACGGGGGCTAAACTTACAGACCCTTTAGTTATTAGGGTCTGGATGTTAAAATTACACCAGACATGGAACTCTGGGCTAATCCACTGACCAAAAGCGATTGCTACTAAAGGGTGACCCCAAGTGGTTTTATCAGCACCGAAACCTTTCACTTCCATAAGTCGGGAATCCCGACTAATGGACTCCTGTAAGGCTTTCAGATACTTTTTGGCAAACTCACTTTCATTGAAATGTTTTAACTGAACATTATTAGCTTTAGCCATTTGCGTCAGATTGACATAGTTATCGGTCTGACGCTGTTCGATGATTTGTCCGTTATAAGATAAATTAGACATAGTTTAGTCCAGAAATAGGTATCCCGTTTATTATAGCAACAAAAAAACCACCCGTCAAGGTGGTTTAATATTTAATTCAGGATTAACTTTAGATTAACCTAGTGCTTCTAAAATTTTGGCCAGAATTGGATGGCGAACCGACGTACCCTTCGGAAAGAAAGTTACCCCAACACCTTCCACATCATTCAACCGGTTTGCGGCAATTGGTAAATAGGCTTCAGTTTTCAAACTACATTGGGTGGGGTCTCCGATAATACAGAGCTTTGAACCGTGTGCAATTCTAGTTACCACGGCTTTAAACAGACGTTCAGTAGCGTCCTCAGCCTCATCAAAAATAATAAAGGTATTAGACAAACTAGCTCCTTTAATATTACCGATGTGGCTAATTTCTATAGTAGAACGGAGCTTCTGGAAATCTTTAGGGTGGGCAATTTCAGAAAGATTAGTCCATAGGGGAGTTCCCAATGAATCTACTTTTTCCCCATAATCACCTGGCATAGCCCCAATATCAACCTCATCCCTGTCTCTTACAAACGGTCTTACATATAAAACACTATTAATGGGGTCATCTGGATTATTAAGAGCTAAAAGGGCGGAATACATCGCAATCAGAGTCTTACCTGTACCAGCCTCACCAACACCAATAGAAATGGTATTTGTCCGTAAAGACCGTAGAAACTGTTCTTGATAGCGGTTCTTGGGTTTCAATCCGTGGGCAATATTGACCATGTTGTTTTTATGGTTGTTAGTGACTAAACGTTTTCAACGGAATCGGGGGCTAATTCAGCACTAGCCTCAATCTGATTTGGGGCGGGTTCTAGGAATTGAGGGTAAACAGCGACATCAACATAGTCTTCTTCACTGACTACTTCAGTAGCACCCTCTACCATAAACATGATGGCAGTAAGTTGTTTATGTGCTTCCAAAGAGGCAGAAAGATTTTTAGAAACTAATTCGATAACATCACCCCGACCAGTAACTTTTTGGTCACTGTAGCCAGACTTACCCATATCCATTACCTCGGCCAAGAACTGAACCCGGGAATATAAAGTAGCATACTTTAACTCCTTTAATTCCATGCCCATTTTGACGGCTTCAGCCCCGCCCTTCCGGTATTTAGCAACCAAATTAGGTTCAGCCTCAATAACTCGGACTACTAGATTCTCATTAATATCCAAAGGAGTTATCTTCCGATTTACCCTTCGACAGATTTCCGAGAATGAGTATTCAGGGTAGCAACCCTTATAGAAACAAATAGCCTCCTTTACTAAATCTGGTAGACTTCCCTCCGTATTTACCACAATATCTTTTTTAGACCTGGACATTAAATAGCCCCCATTAAATCAGAAGTCCAAGATTTACCCGTAAATTTCTTGGGGACTTTGGTTTTAATCCGGGGGAAACCTGCTCTACCAGCAATCATATTGCGGAGATTTTCTTTTTCCTCTGGTTCACCAAATCCAGAACCTAACGCAACAGCATCGGTCATGTCAAGAATGTCCCTAGCCCGATGTTTATAATGACCAGCTAAAGCATTCATGACTTCCCAATGTGGCATAGATAGTAATTGTTTACGGCTAATTCCCATTTTGTAAAATACGGGTAAAACATCGATTAGAGTTTCCACATAGAGATTTACTCTTGCTCGATTTTGGAATCCAAAGGGACATCTAATTCCTCCTGTTGAACGGGGGTAACACCATCCTGTTCTGGTGTTTGCCCGATTTCATCCAGTAGTGTTTGTAAATGGTTATAAATACCCATGATGGTTTTAGAGCGTAATCTTTTAAAGGTTCCTACTGGTTGGCCAAGCAGTGCCTCAATCATTTTTCGAGCGGGGGCTAACATCTGGGCTTCTAATTTAGCTTTCCGTACAGCATCTTTGGCATCTTTGGTCTGTACTAGCACCACAGTACCATTTTCATCCTCTTGTCCAAAAATATTAATGTAGGCATCCATAGCCTCGCTCCGTCCAGCAAAATAGGCAATATACTGTTCTTCTAAAAGATTCTCTGGGCTAGTTACCTGATAGGTCTTACCATTTACAGTTACTTCACCCAAAGGCTCAGTGTCATCTAAGAACTGGGGGATAATCTTTTCGTCAATAAGGGTCATAAACTTTTTTATTTGTGTGACTACACTCTCAAATTGGGCGTATTTGTCTGGTTAGACTGCGAGATTATGAAGATTAAGTTTCATGAAGTTAACGAGAATTTACTGATAACACCCAGTGGTTGATTTTTTATTTGTACCTAAAGTCGGGATTGCAGGCATATTATATGTGAGACCTATAAGGACTAAAAACTATGTCTGAATTTACCAACGCTCCTATTATTGTTAACGACTTTAGGGTAGCAGTGTACCAGATTTACCATCAGTACCAGTTTATTAAAGCCAATCTTCCTGCCGCTACTGCCTCAACTTGGTTAAAGGCTACATGGGCTATTACATTGAATCGGGGGTTTACTGGTCTTCCTTATTTCCCCCATACAGTGGTGGTAGTAGATGATAGTAGCCCTTACTGGAGAGAAGCCTACCTTAGAGAGAGAGGATTCCCGGAGTATAAAGGTGGTAGACCCTCTAAAACCGATGAATGGTATGAGGTTAACCAAGCTGGGTTAGATTATGTAACTGCCCCTAACAGCCCTATTCACTATTTAAGATTCCCCCAATTTGAGGCAGATGATATAGCCTCTGCCATTGTAAGAAGCAAAAGTAATAGACTGGTTTTTCTCCACACGATAGACTCTGACTGGATGGGTTTGGTTAACAATGGTGTCCTCAACAGTATGACCTTAGACCAAGCCCTATTGGAACCCTTTGTGGAACCCACCTCTCTCTGGGTCAGTATGGCGCAATGGACTCCTCGGTTCCGTGATGAGGCGGGTGTATTTGCTCACACCTTAAAACGGGAAAAACGTAAAATTGACTCTCCCCCCCAAATTTGGGATATAAAAGTTGAAAAAGGCGATAAGAGTGATAATCTCATCAAAGGTAGTCCTATCGAAGTGATTAATCTACTCAACCCTCCCCCTGAATTTGATATTTTACAAAGAGCTAACTACGCACTACAGGTACGTCAAGTGGTTAACTCTGGTGAACCCAATTCTAGTTTTAAGCACCTGAAGAAAGCCCACGACTGGTTTGTTGAATCTGGTCAAAGAGTAACAGTACATGGGTACTATGACTTCCTAAGTCCTGAGTTGACTTGACAAACTTCGCTCAAACTGTTATACTGGGGTTAACCTTCAGGATTCAACCATGTACATTATAATTACACCGTGCGAAACATATCAAACCCCAGTTTTGACAGAGGTTGAGCAACAAGGTCTGGAAAGTGGTGAGTACACCATACTCAAGGTAATCTTCGATGGCTCTGATGAAGTAGTCCATCTAGATTGGAGGACGGTACTCCAGGATTGGATTGAACAGAAAAAACAGGAAAAAAGAAATAACCTAAACCCCTTGACATCTAATCTACTCTCTGTTATACTGGGGTTATTAACCCAGCAAAAACTGGTTAAGTGATAACCAAGCTTAATCAATCAGGGTTAAAACCCCCTTTAACTAGGGTAAAGCGGCAGAGAAAAGCCCAAAAAGAATTTTCTCAAACCCCTTGACACCTAATATACCTTCTGTTATACTGGGGTTAACCCGACAAAAACCAAATCTAAACAAAACCCAACAAATTTATGACAACCTCAACTGCACAAGTACCCTCCGTAGTTTCCTTTAATGAAGTAATTTCCTTATACTCTGGTAAGTTTTGGGACAAGGTTTATACCAATGTTCCAAACTCTAAGATTGGACGTACCTTAACCACCCAACTCAGTTACATTTTAAACCAAGTTGGTGAAAAGTTCGACCCAGATGGCTCCATTCTGACAGTAAAAGCGGAAAATGGGGTGTTCAAAGCACTCTATAGCCCCACCCTTTATAAAGTTTCTAACACATTATTACAGAGTTCGGCATACGCAAAAGCAAACCCCAGCTTGTTTGAAGACGAACCTGCTGAAAACGGTGAAACTGGTTACAACCTAGGAGTTCGTTTCAGTCAAACCTTGTTCGTACCCTACATGGCTTTCGCCAATATCGAAGGCATCGCATCCATGCCTTCCGACAGTGGCATCACCATTGTCCTTCCCGAAAGCGATGAGTTCCCCGATGGTTTGACCTTCGACTTGGCCGCACGTTTTGCTGAAGCGGACATGGAAAAACGTAAAAACGATTCCATAAAAATGCGTCGGGCATTCACAAAAGGTACTTTCTTTACTTATTTGGCTGAACCCCCGACTGGTGGTAGTTCTGCTACACCCCTCCGTGATTTGGAAGACGGTACAGAATACACTATCGTAGGGTATGAATTTAAAGAAAGTGACAATGGTGGATTTTTCATCCTCACCACTGAAGATGGTATGAAGATTATGTCCAACAAAGCCATTGTCCGTACTCTTGAGGCTGGCCCGGTAATCACCCCTACTAAAACCTGCTTACTCCGAGTAGTAAACAAAACAAAAATGGCAAATGGAAATACTAAGGTTAATGCGTCTCTAGTCGTACCCTCTGAGAATTTCCCCAGCCGTGGAGACATCGACCTAGATTGGTAGGCATTTTTACCTAATCCGAAGGGGGGGTACAAAGCCCCCTTCACCATCTCTTTAATGGAAATACTGGAGTCTAAAATGTCTGAGAATTTGATGCGGAAAGCTTTAGAAATTGTAAAGAGTTTCGACACGGAAGCCGAACGTTCCCAAGGGTTAGTGGCGTTAGCCCCTAATTTACCCCCAGAACTAATACCCGAAGCCATAGAACTTGCTGAGGGTATCAAAAAAGAGGACTTACGATTTCATGCTTTGGTAGCTTTAAGAGTCACTCTACCTTTGAAAGCATTAGCCCCTTACTTGGCTTTGGCTAAAGTAACCCCTTGACATCTAATCTACTCTCTGTCATACAGGGAGTAACCGCCCAACACAAAGTTGACCCGTTAAAACAAACACTTTACCCTTGGGGAACATTATGGTATCAGAAATGAATGAACTCCTTCCCACCGATTGCGGTGACTGTGAGTGCGATGATTTGGGATGTGATTTTAAGGATGACGAAGAATCTGACTTCGAGTGTAAGTTTCCTACCGAGTTTGACCTAAATACAGGTCTGCTTTGTGATAATGTTCAAAACACTATTGACTCATTAACCACCGTACTCCGTAATCATAAGCTAGATTCTGAGGAGGTTGATGTATATTCTGAATTGTTACGTCAACTTTATGTAGTTTTCCAAACTTTAGGCTAGAACTCTAACCACTTAACGCCCAAGTCCAGATTTAGACCCTTGTTTAATCTGGACTTGATTTTTTATGACCTTGAATCCTGCTAAAACCGTTACCTTTGACCAGCTAAAAGCTGATTCAGAGACTTTAAAAGACTTACAGATAGAACTAGCCAGAATAGGCTTTTATAAATTAGAAATTGACGGTATTTGGGGGGAAGGGACAGAACTAGCCCTTAAACAAGCCTCTGAGAAATATAAACTTAATAATTTTGAAAAACAAGTTATCGGTAAGAGTTTCATCACAAAACTGTTGGCAGATACTGCTAAACCGGCGGATACCCTTAAATATGATTTGAGTCCAGTGGCGGAGGCAGATTTCCAAGCCTTGGCTAAAAGTCTTAATCTAGAGGTCGCCTTATTGAAAGCAGTTGCCGAAGTTGAATCTTCTGGTCGGGGACTTCAGGATGATGGCAGACCCGTCGTTAGATTTGAATCCCACGTTTTCTCTAGTATGACTAACCGTAAATTTGATTCTTCCCATCCTAAACTCTCTACTCGCAAATACTCTCCCTTATTGAACTCCCGTAGTTCTGAGGGGGAATACCTACGCTTAGAGGCGGCTATGCTTTTAGACCGGGAAGCGGCATTACAATCAGCATCCTTTGGGGCTTTCCAGATTATGGGATTCAACTATGAAGTGGTTGGCTACCCTACAGTTGAAGAATTTTTCCAAGCCATGCACAGCCCTAAAGACCAGTTAAAAGCTTTAGGGCAGTTTTTAGTTCGTAATGCTTTGGTGGTTTCCCTGAGACGAAAAGATTTTAAAGGGTTTGCTCGTTCTTATAATGGCCCGGCTTACAACCAACATCGCCCACCTTATGATGAGCGTATCCTTACTGCATACGAAAAACATTTGAAAAACATTTGAAAACTAAAGTAAAACCACTTTAAATCAGCCCTTGACAATTCTGGGGGAGGTCTGTCAAACTGGGTTCAACAAGGACAAATTATTTGCGGCCAGTGATGACGAGAAAGTTAACTCCAAGAGAAAAAAATAGCGTGGACAAATTCAACCATGAGGGTTGTGACCCCCATGAAAACCGATTTGAGAACCAGCAAGAACAAAAAACCCCTAGAGATTCTGATGATGAGGGTCAGTTTATGGGGGATTTCACCCGTTATCGGGAGGGAATGCGAGTTCTGGCTCAACATGGGCTAGAGCTTATCCCCCATCCAAAGGGTGATTTAGCTGGACACAAAATTTATATTGACTGTCCCTACACGGTAGCTTCCACTGGGGATGGCTACAAACCACCTTCGGATTTCCATTGGAAAAAGAAAATTGTGCCAATGGAACACCAGGACACCCTGGAGGACGCAGTAAACACGATTAAGATTCATTGTAGCAAGCAAGTTTGGGAATACTGGAAACCTTTAGTGTTTCACAATGGGGACAATCGTAGACCAGTTTTTAATACTGCTCTTTTAATGTTGGCTGGTGAGCAAACCAAACGATACAATTCTGGCATCAGTTTAAGGGGTGGTACTGGTGGGAAATATATAGTTCCCCAGAAATCTTGGTTTGACCCCCGCATTCAGGAGGTTACAGCCCAAGATTTGTTGTCCATCTTTCCCGAAGCAGAACGTCAAATGTTCCTCTTATTAGTCGGGAGAATTGTGGTTGGAAGTGGTGATTCCACAACTGTTGAGGGAATCGACATTAACCATAAGTTTCGCTCTATGGGCATTGTCTTGGGTGAACCAGGCTTGGGTAAATCGGCTCTAATGACCTTTGTAATGGACGCTCTGAAAAATTGCGGCTATGACATCCAAACCATGGCTGATAACTTTGGCAGATTTGGTTGGGGGGAAATTGCTGTCTCCCATCTGGCTTATCTGGATGACCTCACCAAATCCACCCAACAAAAAATGTTACACTCCGGGCTGACTAAGCAATTGGTTAGTAACGGTGTACTACGCACCGAAAATAAAGGAGTTGACGCAATAAACGTTAAGTCTCGAACTGTCATAATTGCTTGTTCTAACGAGTGGAATGCTCGTGACTTGTATAATGCTGATGACGGTATTAAGGACAGGGTAAATATGCTCTCTATTTACCAGGAGACAGAATTAAAGAAAATGGTGGGTACTGGGTTATCCTCTGGTAGCCCTGATTTCCGAACTTGGCATCATTGGAATTATCTGGCTAAAAAACTTAATACCACTACCGATGTTTTGGGGTTTTGGCTACTCCACTTGTCCTCCGAAGAGTTCCTCAAAGTGGCAGGTTACACTGAGTCCGTATTGCCCCGTGACCCCAAAAAATTTCCTTCGCTATCAGATGAAACTTATAATCAGATGCTGAGGATGACTGGGGCTACTATGGCTCAAACCAATCCTAACCGTCTGGAAGAAACCATTGTAGCCCTCCATAAAGAACTGAGAATCCGTACAGTTCAAAATGCTACAAAGGATATGGTTCACTTCTGGAGATTCTGTATGGTTTTTTCGGGAATTGACTCCAAGAGTGGGATTGGTGAATACTACGAGTCTAGTGCTAACTTTGATGACCAACTCGCAGTGTTCTTTCTCGAAGCTCAAAGAGCCTTTATGGGAAATAAAGGTATTGATTTATGTCGCTATTTAAAGTCTGATTTTGAGAAAAGGGGGAAACCTAAAGGTCATCCCTACGCCATAGTAGAATCCGTGTCCGCTACAGGATTAAATAATGCAATACTAAAAGGCTTGGAGTTAGCTTCCCAACACAATAGCCCCGCTAACATCATAGAAAATATGCTTAAGGGGTTAACCACTACTGGAGGTTACGAACTTCGTAGGGACTTATCCGTAATCGTGAGCTACTACGAAGGCAGTAAAAGCTATGACCCCCTATATAACCAAATTATCTCAGATGTCCAAGACTTAGACGATGAGGACGTATATCTAGGGTTTCACAAAGTCCTAACTAACCTTGCTAAGGGGTTTTTAAAACTGATGGTGGATTAGTTTTAGACCTACGGGGGTGGCTAAAACCTAAAAAATTTTTCTCAACCCCCTTGACACCTGCCATACCCTCTGTTATACTTTAGTTATTGCTACCCCAAAGACACCTATGTTAGGAACAGCCAACAAAATATTAAAAACTTCCACAGTAGAAGTCGAAATGGACTTCAGAGACTTTAATAACGTCTCTATCGAAGCTTTAGAGGCGGAAATTGTGGATACCGACACTTTTATCGCCGTTCACGAAGAATTTAAACTTTTTGTAGAGAAAGTTGTCACACCCACTGGCTATACCAGCCGTCATTTCGTGGACATCTATAAACTCCTAAAAAAACTTTTACCCGTTTATAACCCCCCGAAAACTAAGGCTACTTCCAATAAGGGTCTACAAGCCGCTTACAACGCCGCTATGGGTTCCGTATTAACCACTATGGTTAACACTCCCTTCAAAAAGAAAACAGAAGCCGTAAAACTAACTGGCTCTCAGACTGTTGCGGCGGGTAGTGCTGTCCTATTACAATTACAAATTGCAATGGATTTTACCCACGAAATTTTTCATGATTTAGTTAGAAGTGTTGAGAAAGGAGAGCCTAGACTTAGACCTAAAGAGGTTCGTAGTGCGGATGATTTAATCCGTAATGAGGATTTTTTTGCTTACTCTTGCATCCCCCCTGAAGATGTAGATGGGAGAAAGGCCTATATTGACCAGACTATGGCTCACTGGCGTGAACACACCAACACCTATCTTGACTATATGTTCTCCATTCTAGAGTTCAGCGAAAATAAATTTAACCGCCCCTGTGGTGAACTTGCCGAGGCTCTCCATACGTTTAAGGCTGAACTTGATAAGAAGGGTATCTTTAGAGCTTGGGTTAATTTCTATGATAACGTAGGAGCCGTTAAAACCTACTCTAGTATGGGCATACCAATTGAACACGAGGGTTGTTGGGGCAATCAATTGGGGAGAGACCTTGATAACAATCCCCTTTCCATTACTATGCTTTTAGAAAAGATGTTCCCATGGCAAGTAGGAAAATCCTACAGTAGAAGGCAAATAAATGCTTGGAACAAAGGCAAATGTGAGGTTCTTTTTTACGAGTGGGTTTCCCAATTCGTTTATTCTGACGACCCATTAAACTACGCTCCTTACTCTTTAAAGCTTAGAAAACCCCCCAAATCTGATAAGGATATTTTTAAAGCCGCTTGGCAGAATCTTTATAATATCCAGAGACAAGTCCTAAACAAGATGGAGCAAAAAGTAAAAGCCACTTACGTCCGTGTTTCTGCTGACTTCTCTAATCTCACTTCCTCAGTCAAAGAAGGGTTCGCTAAATTCTGCGGTGGTCAAGTGGTAAATTTCTCCGTCCTAGAAACAGAAGACTCAGGACTAGAACCAAACTTCACCATGTCAACGTGACATCTAATCTACTCTCTGTTATACTGGGTTTAACCCGACAAAAACTGTTGTCACATAGAAGACATTATTTGTGGATGTTATTGTTTGAACTAAAGTCTCAGGGGTGGTAACTACATACACCCCGTTAGTCTCATTAGAAAATAATATTTCTCCATTCAGTTCAATTGCCATCGGGAATTACCTCCGTAGTCACTTCCGGGCTTACATTAGCCAATCCTTCAAAAAATCTGTGTACAATTAGCCCATCGGGGGACTTCATTTCACAGTCATATACCCAAGCATCCCTCCCAACTATATTCCCCATTGCCGCCGGTAATAAGGTTGTGGTCTGATAAACCATAATTGGAGTTATTAATGTGTGGTTCTCATAGGTAATATCCCCTATTACGAAATCATCATTAACTATTTCAAAGTCTCCTTCTGCCAATAGAGTTCCCTTATGTTTTCTCTTAATTTGCCAAGCGAACTCCCAGTCACTATAGTTACCCGCTAATAGTAAAGATTTACCCCTATAGCTGGCTCCTTGTCTTATTAATATGTTAACTTTTATTGGTTCCATACTGGTTTTCCCGCAATCCCTACCTAAATCTTTGGGCGTATAGGATTTTATCAATCTTAAACAGGGTGGGTATTGAGAAAAATCTATACGCCCAATGTCCTGTACAGAAGCATCATTCCCCCAATTTATAATGGCCAGACGCAAAGGTAGAAAATTATACTCCCCTAATTCCCCCCAAGACCCCGGGAAATCCCGTGGCGGTAATATTAAAGATGGTATGGGGGTTGTTAAAGGTACTAATGTTAAAGGGGAAGCTTTTTCCTTTGACCCGTCTAAGCACAAACGAGACCCCTTGACTGGTAAATGGGCTACTAAACCTGATGTGGTTAAGCCCCAAAAAGATAAGAAAAAAGCCACTAAACCCACTTCTTCCGAGGCTAAAAAAACTAAACCATCCTCCCCCTTCGCCAAATTTAGACAAAGGGTTCGTGATGCTTTAAAACAACAATTAATTAATTACGCAAAAAATAAATCAGATAAGTCTAAATCCACACCGTCTAAACCTGATTCTGTGTCAACTGTGCCAGTTAATGCTAAACCTATTGAGAAAAAGAATTTTACCCTAGATGACTATACTCAAAGAGGACAAGAAATTAGCTCTAAATATGGGTTGAGTGATAATAAGTTCTTAGGCAGACTGGCGAAGTTAATAGACAAATTACTCAGTTTCCAAGAAAAACCGTCATTAACGCCTTCTGACATGGAGGAACTAAAAAAAATTAATGACGATATATTGGAGACACAAAAGAAGGCCTATGAAGACTTTGAGAAAAAAGTTGAACAACTTTTAGACGACTATAGAGAAAATGCTTCAGATTTAGACATGGATAAAGTAATTTTAAAGACTAGATTTGTAAGAAATGGTTTTCCAAGAGATTTAAATGAGGACGTTGATATGGTGAGGGAAGCCTATAAAGATTTTCACTATCTCACTAACGGCAATATTATAGGCTTTCCCAATTTGTTGGATGTTAACAATGAAGGTAATAGCTATGCCGTTTACCCTAATAAACCCGCACAAAGTTCAATAGTCAGCATTGGGACATCTGGACAGGGGGAAGTTCCTCTGAGGCAGGCGACCTTCCATGAATTGGCGCACCTAGTTGAGCTTCATGTTCCTGGTCTCAAAGAAGCGTCTCTAGAGTTCCTGAAAAAACATAGTTACACTGGAACTCTAGAGAATTTTGATTACCTGGGTGTACCTATCTCAGGATATAAGGGGGACTTTATAGATGAATATGTGGGTAGATTTTACGTCCAAAATTCAGCCACAGAGGTTTTATCTACGGGATTTGAACGTTTAAGTAATCCAGATAGCGCATTTAAACTTTTTGTAAATTCTAATCATCACTTTAATTATATTCTTGGTGCGCTTGACCGTGTTAACTCTACTAGAAATTCTGAATCTTACCGGCTACCAAATAAATCTGTTAGGAAAATACCAAATAAATCTGCTGAGGAAATACCAAATAAATCTGCTGAGGAAATACCAAATAAATCTGCTGAGGCAAAGAATTTGACCCTAGATAACTACACTCAAAGAGGACAAGAAATTAGCTCTAAATATGGGTTGAACGATACTAAAACACTAGGAAAACTCCAAGAACTAAGTGGTATACTAAGAGAATTTAACACTAAAATAATGGGTATGTATGACGACCCTACTTTAACCGACTCCGACAGAGAAGAAGTTATACGTCAATTTGACGAGGTTTTCAAAAAACACAAAAATCTTGAAAAGAAATTTAGGGCAAAATTCGAGAAAAATGTTCAAAATCTTCTAGAATCCTACAAAGAAGCTAGTAAAGATTTAGACTTAGAGAAACTTTTGGAAAATTCTAAATTCACATTGTATGGGCAAGAACTAGATAAATCAGATAGGAACGTGGATTTAGTGAAAGAAAGTGTTAAAGATTTCCACTCTCTTACTAAGGGGTTTCTGGGAGAATTGGTTCCTATGATTGACGTAGACAGAAATGGTTCTAGTTACGTCCGCTACCATCCAGATAAGCCAGAAAAATTGACACATATTAGAATCGGGGCTATTGGACTCGGTGATGAAGTATTTAAACTTCAGACCTTCCATCAAATGGCTCACATTCTGGAATCCCACATACCTGGACTCCTAAAAGCATCTATGGAGTTCCTGAAAAAACATAGTTATTCGGGGCAAGAGGAAGACATCGAACACAGGGGTATGACCTACAGAGGGTATAAAGGTGATTTTATAAATAATTATGTGGGTAGAACATACAACAAAGGGGTATCAGCCACAGAGGTTATATCTACAGGTTTTGAAAGACTTCGTAACCCTACAGACGCATTTACTCTCTACACAGAATCAAACCATCACTTTAATTTTATTCTTGGGGTTCTAGATAGTATTAACCAGACTGAGCCGCCTAAAACAAAATTAATGAGTAGCTTAACTCAAAAAAACTTAGACCCTAAACCAGAACCCGCAGAGCCAAAACCAACTACTCCTAAACAGGTTTCCAAAGAGTACACTGATACTATTAATTCTGCAAAATCTAAAATCTCCCAGTTTAAACTGGATAGACTTGTCAAAGTTTTTGAAACTCAAGATGCCCAAATCAATGCGGAGCTAAAATCTTTAGACCCTAAAAACCCTGAAGACGTTGAAAAAGCCCAAAAACTTTTTGCTAGAAAACGTAAACTGAAGCAGTCTCTTGATACTTACCTTGAGAAACAGATGAACTTATTGTATCAAGAACTGCTTGATAATAATAATTCTGTAAACTCTGACCTCCTAGTGGGACAAACTAATTTTCAAATAGGTGAATACACTAAAAATCTTAAACCAGCCAATACTGAAGACCCTATCTATAAAACTCACACTCCTGTAATTAGTAAGGCTTTGGCTGAATTTCATAAACTTACAGGGGGGATTCTGAACAACTTAGTCCCCCGTATTGGACTCAGCGAAAAAAAAAGAAGTTGGGCTGGATTCGATGCACAAGAACCCCAAAAAAATAATTATCTTTCTATATCTGTAACCCGTTCCAATGATGTTAAACCCTCAGTTTTTCATGAAGCGGCACACCTGCTGGAAGGGTCTGACCCTAAATTTGCCAACTTAGCTAAGGAATTTTTAGCTAAAAATAGAACTTCAGATGAACTTAAGCAAATAAAGGGTTATCCTGCTGGCGAAGTGGCTTACCCCGGAAACTGGGTTCACCCCTATGTGGGTAAAATTTATAAAAATTCCCCCTCCACAGAAGTAATTTCAATGGGTATAGAACGATTTGCTAGTCCTAAAGATATGGCGGAATTTTATTTTAAAGATAAGGAACATTTTGCTCTAACTTTGGGGATTATAGAATCCCTTAAAGTCCCTGAACATCTAAAACCAATACCTGCTACAATATATTAGTAGTCTCGAACGACCAAATTTTAACTCGGAGGATTAATTTCTTGAAAGCTACCCTATCCCATTTTTTAGGTACAGTAAGTATTTCTACCAACGTGGACACACACCCTGACAAACCAGTTGTTGCTGAATATAAGGTAGATTCTACTGTCCCAAAGGCTATCCCTGTCCTAAAATCCATCTTTGTTCGTGAACTAGACCGGGCTACTGGTCTTTATGGTCATATCGGCGTGTTTTACGACAAAGAGAATGATACCTTTGACTCCACTAATATGGATTTATACGTCGCTTTACAAGGTCTTGACGGCTTTTCCGTAGATGAACTCACTGAAATTAAAGCCAGCAAAATGCCTGAAGGGGTTTTGACTTAGGACTTGACAAATCTTTTAAGGTTTGTTATATTAGAGAAAAGGTTTCCTTGTTAGTTATTTTTTCTAGGTCGTCTACACTGTTCCGTGGGCGAATTTTTTTTTGTCCTAACTCATGTTGGTAGGGGGGGGAGGTAGGTACATGGGTTTTTATAACGGCTACCCCTAATTTCACCACTTGTCCCCGCACTTCGCTTAGTTACCAGTAGTACACTTGTTCAAAAAAAGATTCTCCCAGACAGTTGACATTTCTGGGAGAATATCATAGGATAGAATCAAGCAAACAAACACGGAAAACAGGATGACGGGTAACGCTAAACAACCAATCGAAACAACACAAATTCCTGTATCCGACGCTATAATTAGTTATCAGTTATCAACTATTTGGGACTAACAAAAAAAAATGAACCAATTTACCGAAAAACTACCCAATCAAGTCACACTAGAGATGGTAAGCTTACCAGCAGGTGAGTTTCTCATGGGTTCTGCTGAAAGCGAGGATGAAAAGCCTCCACACCAAGTTAAAGTCAACAGTTTTGCTATTGGGAAATATCCCATTACTCAAGCACAATATCAAGCGGTAATGGGAACCAATCCCTCTTATTTTTATAATAATCCCCAAAATCCGGTAGAAAGGATTAGTTGGAATGACGCTCAAGCCTTTTGTCAGAAATTGAGTCAAATAACCGGCAAAACCTATCGCCTACCCACAGAAGCTGAATGGGAATATGCTTGTCGTGCGGATAGAACTACTCGCTATTATTTTGGTGATGATGCCAATCAGTTAGGAAATTACGCTTGGTATGAAGGAAATTCTCAAAATACAACTCATCCTGTAGGACAGAAAAAGCCCAATGGTTGGGGACTATATGACATGAGTGGCAATGTTTGGGAGTGGTGCGAAGACAATTGGCACGATAGCTACGAAAATGCACCAAAGAATGGCAGTGCCTGGGTAACAAATGATAATGATTATCAAATACTGCGGGGTGGTTCTTGGAGCGACTTTCGGTGTGACTGCCGTTCCGCTTACCGTTACTACGACAGCCGCCACAACTACGACGACACCGACGGTTTTCGGGTAGTCTGCGACAATCAAATGTTCTTTTACAACGCCTTTAATTTCCCCCTTCTTACCTCTAGTGTAAAAGAATTTGCTGTAAAGCTCGAAAAAATGCTAGTAAAGTTAGGACATCGTTTAGCAATAAGCGAAGATGGTCTCTACTGTAAAATATATTTCCACCAACCCTATTCCGGTGTTTATCCAGGTGTTTTTGATACTCAAAAAGTGTATCAAATGCTAAATAATTTTACCGAACATAAAGATTATTTATGGGCTTTTCTCCAAGATTGCAAAGCTTAATTCATTAATTATTGGTTGCTAGTCTGCGACAATTAATCAGTTATCAGTAGTACACTTGTTCAAAAAAAGATTCTCTCATACACTTGACATTTCTGGGAGAATCGCATAAGATAGCATCAGGCAAACAAACACGGAAAACAAGATTACGGGTAACGATAAACAACCAGTCGAACGCTATAATCAGTTATCAGTTATCAGTTATCAACTATTTGGGACTAACAAAAAAAAAAATGAACCAATTTACCGAAAAACTACCCAACGGAGTAACATTAGAAATGGTAAGCTTACCAGCAGGTCAATTTCTCATGGGTTCTTCTGAAAGTGATTCTAAAAAGCCTAAACACCAAGTTAAAGTAAACAGTTTTGCCATTGGCAAATATCCCATTACTCAGGCACAGTATCAAGCAGTAATGGGAACCAATCCCTCTTACTTTGAAAATAGTCCCCAAAATCCAGTAGAACAAGTTAGTTGGGACGATGCTCAAGCCTTTTGCCTAAAATTAAGTGAAATCACAGGCAAAACCTATCGTCTTCCCACAGAAGCTGAATGGGAATATGCCTGTCGAGCAGGTACAACTACTCACTATTATTTTGGTAATGATGCTAATCAGTTAGGGGAGTACGCTTGGTATGACGAAAATTCTAATAACAAAACTCATCCTGTAGGACAGAAAAAGCCCAATGGTTGGGGGCTTTATGACATGAGTGGTAATGTTTGGGAGTGGTGTGAGGATATTTGTCTGCGGGGCGGTTCTTGGCACATCTTCCCTTATTACTGTCGTTCTGCTAACCGCCTCCAGAACAACCCCGTCATCCACTACGACGACTTTGGTTTTCGGGTTGCGTGCGACGATTAGTTAGTTATCAGTTATCAGTTATCAGCAATTAGAGTTTTAGTGTGATTGTCATGGATAACCGTCTAACGCAAGTGTTTGATTTTAACTCCATTCAGCCCATTGAAGGAATCCCTTTTCAGTCTCTTTCTCTTTATGGAGTAGATTTATACTTTCAGCCAGTATCTGGTTTAAAAGGTATCTCTGTATCTGGTTTGGCTAAATTGCTGGAATACGAGAAGGGCAGTCTGTATCAGGAGTTAAGTGAAATCCCCCCTGGATGCCATTTACCTGACAACGAGTTTTGGTCGTTTGAAAATTGCGTGAAAGAAGTAAAATCCTTATCAAATGGGGGTTTACAAAAGATTTTCCTAATCCCAGAGCATGGACTATTTTTCACTCTGGAAGCTATAAAGCTCTGGACTTACTCTCGTCGAATCAGAACCAATGCTTTGATTCTACAAGCTAAATTTGCTAAAGCAGGTTGCAAACTTACTACCATGCTTCATTTGATAAGGCTGGGGTAACAAGTGGGGGGGGTTCCAGGCTTTTTTCAAGAATGGGATAACCCCCCTAGTTGTCCCCTAAACCCTTGACATACCAGTTGGGGTATGTTATATTAAAGGCATCAAACTTTTGACATCTCATTATGGAAAGACCAATAACCCCGCCGTCCAAACTTCAAATTGTTCAAGAATTAGCTATGAGAGCAGAGGCTTTAGGGCTTAAAGTAGAGAGATTATCCACCCATGCAGGACATTTAGCCATTATGGTTGACATTCCTAACCATAGTAAGATGCTTTACAAGTATGCGTCTTCTTTATCTACTGACTGGGTGATTATGGACTTTATCAAATCATTAGATTTCTACCAATACACGATAGCCCCGACATTGGGCATCTACTGCAACTAATTTGACTAACCCCTTCCAAAGGGGTTTTTTATTGCCAACTAGGGGGGTGGGGGGGTTCATTCTTTTTTTCACGGGACACCCCCTAATTTCACCCCGTAGCCAATTTAAACTTATTTGACCAAACTCATCTGTTAGCCCCTTGACATCTTTTTTCAATTTTGCTAGAATCAAATAGTAAACACATACACCAAGTTCGCCCATTCTACATGGGCAGACAGTCTTAATCGGGCAAGGTCGGAACCCTAGCCTTAAACAAGTTTTTGGGGTTCTGGACTTATCGCCCGATTCTTGACTGGTTTGCCTCCCTCCCCCTGTTAGCGAATGTTTAGCCCCTTACCTGAAACTCAGTGCTTAGACTTTTAGAATAAAGTTTTCCCGAAGTCTAAAAGTTTTTTCTCGAACCCCTTGACATTTAATCTACTCTCTGTTATACTGGGGTTAACCCAACAAAAACTGGTTAAGTGAGAACCAAGCTTAATCAATCAAGGTTAAACCCCCTTTAACTAGGGTAAAACGGGCAGTTAGCTCGTGTTAGCTTGTGGAGTGGGGTTAAGCCGTCTTACCCCCCTGTGAAACAGGAAATTAATGTTAATGAAAGTTAACATTTTTTATAACGGGAGAAAATCCCCAGTCAAGTTTGGTGCAAGAGTTCTGAGGTCAAATTAAACTCTAGAACAAACATTTGACCTGCCAAGAAATAATAAATGTATAATTTGGTACATTTTGGGTTAATTGGTTTAAATTGGTTTAAAGGACATCAACATCGCCAAACCATTCCAGCACGGGCGTTGCGGGGATTCCCATAATGGAAACCATCTACGGCAGGGTCAAACCGGAGGGACAGGGTCAGACATAGAAAAACTGGGATAACCCCCCCAGTTGATAGGTTTTCTTAGAGCTATGCCTTTAGAAATAGGTATAAATACTCATACCCTGTTTGAACTTGGTTTAATGGGGGAAGTGAGGGGGTAGCCCAAGAAAAAACCAAGAACCCCCCCCTACCTACCCCCCTAATTGCTGGTGAAACTTTATGTCTAGTACATTTGTATTACACCCTATCTCGACTGGGGCAGTGCGGGGGAAAGCAAGGGTCAACCAAGAAAAAACCGACCTACCCCCCTACCCACTTGACAAAACCTATTAGCCCAAGATATAATAAGAATGCTATTGTGGCTTGGTAGCCAGAGGTTTGAAACGGAAACCTCCAACCGAAAAGGAATACCCACATTAACTAACCTTTAGTTAGTGGTTCAACTGGAATTTGCGAATCCACCAAATCTGTAAAAGCTATGGGTGAGGGAAGGGCGTTTCGCCAGAAGATTTAGGACTATTTTGCGGGTTCAATTCCCGTCAATAGCACTTTAATTGGTTTTAATCCCCACTTGACAACCAGAAACATAAACTATATAATGGAAAAAACGGAGAAATTAAAATGACCCAAGTAAAAATCTATCTGGCTGGACGTATCCACGGGTTAACGTACCCCCAAGCCACTGGTTGGCGTAATGAACTTAAAAACTATGTTAAGGTTTGGCCAGTAGAAGTCTTAGACCCTATGGATAAATCCAAAACCCTTGAAGCCCTAGACCGCCCCATTAACAACTCTGAAACTGAATTAAACGGGTATAATCCTGAGCAAATCTACAACGATGACATCTCTGCGGTAGAAAAAGCAAATATCATTTATGCCTACCTACCTTGTGGAAGCGGGCATGGTACTTCCTTTGAAATTGGTTATGCCCAGGGTTTGAATAAAATCGTCTCTAGTATCCCCTCCTTGAGTCATTTTTTCCCCTTTAAGACTATTATCGTGGTTGGAACTCCAGATATGGTGGGACATCCTTTCTGGTCTGAAGAGGCAGGAATAAATTTCTTTACGCTAGACCAAATTCAGGGGGCTAAAGAGTTTTTAGCAAAAATAGTTTTTGGGGAGCGTGAAACTAAAAAAAAAAAAACTGGGTTAAACTCCAGAAGTTAGAATCTGATAGTCAAACTGATTTAAGGTAGACCAATGGAACTGATTTTAGATATTGATTGCGGTGGAAAAACTTGTGCCAGTAGCAAGGGGAATTTTTGCCAATTCTTCAAGTCAGATTTAAGAAACCAATGTAGCTGTCATATATTTGGTGTAGTTTACCCCGATGAATCTGGGTGGGTTCAGAGACACCCAGATTGCCTTCAGAAGACTAAAAATAAATAATCGATGAACCCCTTGACATATTCTGAACCCTATGTTACACTAAATAAGTAAACCAAATCACCCCTGAAAAGCAAATGAAAAAGCAAAGATTGTCAAAGCACATGAAGCTCCATCTCGCGCAACATATAGAGTGTACAAAGGTGATATTATTACAGCAATTTCAGGAGCAAGTACAGGAAGCTCACGTCAAGCAACAGCCCTAATCACGGAAGATGAAGA